TTGAAAAGGAATATTGTTATGGGTTTGGATATGTATCTTTCCGCCAAGCGTTATATGTGGTATAATGAGACGGAACTGAAGGGACAACTTGGCGCTCCTCTTGCTTTGCCTGAAGGGCTTGAAGTGGAACAAGTGAATGTTAAAGCCGCTTACTGGCGCAAGGCTAATCAGATTCACAAGTGGTTCGTTGATAATGTCCAGGATGGCAAGGATGACTGTGGGTCATACAGTGTTGACCGAGAACAGTTGTTGGAATTGATTGGATTGTGTAAGCAAGTCCAAGCCGATCCAACTCTGGCTGAACAGTTGCTTCCAACTCGATCTGGATTTTTCTTTGGTCCAACCGAGTACGACGAATCCTATATGATGGATATTGAATCCACCATTGAGCAACTAGAACGGGCTTTGCAACTTGACGAAAGAGAATATGATTTTTATTATAATGCAAGTTGGTAAATAGTGCTTGCATTATTTCTCTTGATAAGTTATATTAAGTTATAGGGCAATGATGCCCGTGAAAAGGAAATCTACAAAATGGCTCATATGATTGAAATGCTCGGCGGTAAGGCTCAAATGGCCTGGGCTGGCGAGACTCCTTGGCACGGACTTGGCACACAAGTTCCTGCTGATCTAACTCCAGAACAAATGCTTCAGGCTGCTGGTCTTGACTGGCGCGTCAATAAGATTCCAGCGTATGCTGATATCAATGGCGAGAAGGTTGACATCGGTCGCTCTGCTCTCGTCCGCGATTTTGACAACAAGATTTTGGATGTGATCACAGACGATTGGCAACCAAACCAGAATGCTGATGCATTCGAGTTCTTCAATGACTTTGTTGGCAATGGCGATATGGAAATGCATACTGCTGGCTCACTCCGCGGCGGTAAGATCGTTTGGGGTCTTGCGAAGGTCAACGAGAGTTTTGAGTTGTTCAAGGGTGATAAGGTTGACAGTTATCTTCTGTTTACCAATCCTCACTCTTACGGTCAATCGATTGACATTCGGTTTACTCCCATCCGAGTTGTCTGCAACAACACTCTGACTCTTTCTCTCTCAAAGAATGCCAATCAGATGGTTAAGGTTTCTCACCGTAACGAGTTCGATGGCGATAAGGTCAAGGAAATGCTTGGCGTTGCTAGCGACAAGTTGGCTTCTTACAAGGAAATGGCTCAATATCTCGGCTCTAAGCGTTACAGTGAAGAGACGGTGGTTGACTACTTCAAGCGTGTCTTCCCAATGAACTCCACAAAGGGTAAGGAAATCTCTAAGAACGCAAAGATTGCTCTTGAGGTTATTGATCAACAGCCTGGAGCAAACTTCGCTGAAGGCAGTTGGTGGTCAGCATTCAACACTGTCACCTTCATGACTGACCACGTCATCGGTCGTACAGTTGATGCTCGTTTGGACTCCGCCTGGTTCGGTGCCAATAAGTCTCTGAAGACTAAGGCTCTTGAAGTCGCAATCGAAATGGCGGAGGCGGCATAATGGGAATGTTTGTGATCGGGTGGCTCTTAGTAGGAGCCATCTTTTCTTTGGGTTTCGTTGTCATTATGCGAGGTAAAGATTTGACATATGGTGATTTGGCTTTTGGTCTAACAATGTCTCTATGTGGTCCCGTTTCTGCCGTCGCTGTTTGTAGTATTTTGATTCCAGATTTGCCCAAAAATTTCTGGAAAACTCCAGTTTTTAAGAAAGATAAGTAATATGACTCCAGGTATTTCACAAAAGATCAGCGAATACGGAAACGCAGTTGCCAATTACTGGCGATTCGAAGGCGAGTTGGAGTTCCAAGACCGCCATGTATCAGTCAAACAAATGGAAAAAGCCGACAATCTTAAGAAATCCATGGAGAATGCCAAGTTGGCTCTGATGGACGAGATCGTCAAGGAATATATGTAATGGGATATATGGTAGAAGTTACCCTTGACGATTTTGATGATTGGTCGATCCTAGAAGCGGCTGAAGAGATTATCGAAGGAGTTAACTATAAAGAAGGCAGCAAAGAAGAAAAGTTGTTGCGGAAGATGCATAAGCATCTGTGTGAAATGTTTGATGGAGATTCACAGATCAATCCAGAAACATTTGTTGACCCATCTACTGCTGCTGATATTTACGATAATGAGCATCTTAAGACTCATGTAAAAGAATCAAAAGACTTTAAGTTTTTTGCTGATATCTGATTGACTTATCTGTCTCGCTGGCTATAATGTAACTATGAAAGGAAACACAATGAAGACATTTCTAAAGTTCGCAATGTTCCCCGTGGTTCTGTTTGTTGCGGTGTATCTCATTCCAACTGGAGTTGCTACACTGATCAACACTCACAACGACGTGGCTAATCTAACACTGATCTTTTTTATCAGTGCTGGTTTTGGATGGATCGCCTCTTATCTCTATAACAAGTTTATCATGACAAAGGAAAATACAAATGAAGATTAAGAATCTACTCCTCGTTGGTGCTGCTGCACTTTCACTTGTCGCATGTACTCAGGTTGAACCTGGACATGTTGGCATCAAGGTCGAGAACTACGGCGGTAGTGCTGGTGTAAGCAATCAAGCACTACCAGTTGGCGTATATATGGCTGGTCCCGGCACTAACATCTACCAGTATCCCGTCTTTACCAGTACCTATGCATGGACTGCTACAAACGAAGGTCGTGATGGTGTTGACGAATCTTTCCACTTCCAAGACAAGAATGGTCTAGACCTCTCTGCTGATGTTTCTATCGCTTTCCGCGTTGATCCATCTAAGGCACCTGTTTTGTTCCAGAAATATCGTACAGATATGGATGGTATCGTTGCTGGTCCTCTTCGGAACGCTGTTCGGTCAGCAATCGGCAATGAGTCCTCTAAGTTGGGTGTGGAAGAAATCTATGGTCCAAAGAAGGCTCAACTTTCTGCTGCTGCACTAGAAGATGTTCAGAAGTATTTTGCGCCCTATGGTTTGGTTGTCGAGCAACTTTACTGGGCATCGAATATCAAGGTGCCTCAAGCGGTAACTGCACAGATCAATCAGAAGATTGCTAACGAACAAGCGGCACTTGCTGCACAGGCTTCGGTTGCAACTGCTGAAGCGGAAGCACGATCTGCTGTGGCTAAGGCTGAAGGTAAGGCTCAAGCAATGCGAATTGAAGCCGCTGCTATTTCTGCAAACCCACAAGTTTTGCAACTGCGATCCATTGAAAAGTGGGACGGTGTTCTTCCTCAAGTGACAAGCGGCGGTACTCCGTTCGTTTCGCTTAAGTAAGGACTGGCGAGGGTGGCAACACCCCAGGCTTTGGTGGTTGTGCCTTAAACAACCACTATTTTATTGAAAGGAAATAATATGTGGTATATCTATGGTGCTTTGTTCTATGCTTTCGTCTTTGTGATATCTTTAGTTTTGACAATCGAGGATATTGACGGCGAGTTGATTGCTGGGATATCTGTGGCTGGATTTTTGGCAATGTTCATCTGGCCAGTAGGTTTGGTTATTCTTGGTGCTTTGGGTGTCGCTTTTACACTCAAGAAGATGTTTAAGAAAGGTGATTGATATGTTGTATATCTGTGGTGCTTTGTTCTATGCTTTCGTTCTTGGTGTAGTTCTTACCGTTAAATATGAATTTATTTTACATAGCCGCAATAAGATTAATATTGTTGGATTTTCAGTGCTATCTATTATCTGGTGGCCAGTGTCTATTGTGCTTCTTTGTTCGGTGGCTGTTGGTTTGTTTATCAAGAAGACATGGTTTAATAAGTAAAAAGTTCTTACTTCTTTTTTGATTTGAAATATTTTACCCAAATCTTTTTGGTTTTGTTAGTATAGCAAGTTAAACTTCTCTGGTGCATCTTTACATTTAACCAGTTTAGATCATATGCCAGTTGAAGTTTTTCTGCTATATGTTTGCTATCTGTTGGCTCTGATTCGAATACACGAACAGACCATGGTATTTCAGGGCTAGTTACAAGTGGAACACCTTGACTAATCAAGTCTGCTCCAACAATGTTAAATGTCTCGCTGAAACTAGATTGCAATCCAATATCCATTTTGCGACACAGTTCTAAGAACTCGGCATGTGGGCACCAATCGTGATTGACCATGATATGCCCATTTGCTGCAATCTGATCAAACAAACCTTTAAGGTTGTGTAGAACAGGACTTCCGTTCATTTCAATACGACCAGCATTAACATGGAAGCGAAGTTTCTTACCGTTCTTCTCTGCAAACTTTATAGCAGCAAATGCTTGTGTTAGATGATTCTTAAGTGGGCGAATGGCACCAAAACATGCGATATCAATCGTATTCTTTTTCTTATTAATTTTTCGTACTGATTTATATTTTTGTGGATAATAGTTTGGCATATAGATAACACGATTGGCTGTTTCTTTCTTTGACCAACCGTTCAAATGACGCAAATACATTTGAATTTCGTGTAACATGCGCGGCGCATTTACACCAACAACAATGTTCTTGAACTTGCTGTATTCACCAATCCAATCCATCGCAATACCTTCACCAGCCATAAATGGCATTTCACTATGTAAGCGAATGATCCATGTTACGTTGGGGTGTAGTTTGCACAATACTTCAAACTTGGATGGTACTACCCACAATGCTTCAATGATAACATGAGTGGGTTTATGCTTGTTTACGAATCCATCAATGCAGTTGTTGTCGATTGCGACTTCAATAACACTTTCAACGCCAGAGTTTACTAGCATGTTGTTAACAAAATTGGCGCTGTTGAAAAGTCCTGTGCTTAGTCCAACTTGACTGTGCAATACTGCACTATAATCTTCACGACGCTTTAGAATAAACAGGACTTTTGACATAAGTTACGCCTTGAAAAAGATGGATGTATGATATTATTTATAAATCTAGAATGCAAAAAGTTGCATTATCAAGAATAAATTTATGTGACAGTGTTTCCGAAACCCATTATTAAACAGCAATAAATATCAGAGGAATACCTCTGGAGTATATTTAAATGATATCAGACGATGAGTTTTATTTTGTAGCATTATGCGTAATGGAAGATGGTGAAGAGGTGATATTTCCTGTACGGTTTCAGACCAAGGATCACAAGAAAGCCATTCTCCTTACCAGCATGATCACAGATAGAGACCCTGAAAAGCGGCTATTCGTCTGTAACGATGAAGGCAGCATTTACAAAGTAGCAGATAAGAAAAGAGCATAATATGAGAGGTGAGTGGTGTTATTTTAAATCACACTTTACGAAAAGTCAGTACCAGTGACTGAAGGTAAGAGACATTCTATCGCGGCATGGTTCGATGGACCTAAATGGCGCTAAAATAGTGCTTGATTTATTTCTTTTTATATGCTATGGTAAGTTATAAGTTAGCAAAAAGGAATGAAAATGCAATTCGCGGTTCAAAAAGACCCATATACTGCCCATTCTATTTGGAAGGTTGTTGCCACTGACCAGAATGATGTATCGGTGGTTGCTGGTCGTTGGGACACCAAACGTGATGCTACGTCTCATGTTCAGGTGCTTGTCAGTCGATGGGGGGACTGTGTTAACGACGATTGGATGATTGACACTTTTGTAGTTTAGAGGATTGATTATGAATGAAGAAGAACTGACTCCTGAGATGCAAGCACGTCTCGATCGTATGTGGGAAAAACACAAAACTCGTTCTGGGTTTCCGTATATCGAAAACATCAGTGACGTGCTTCCTGCAATCGAAGGCTGTGATGAGTTTATCGTAGTTGATAAGGGCGATTATACCGTCATTAACTATGTGGTATCGAAGGCTGATACGTTTGGTTCTGGTAAACTTACCAAAGAAGATTTGATCCGCCGCGAATGCCGAGGCATTACTTTCTGTTCAAAGACTGGTTACATTCTTGCTCGCAAGTACCACAAGTTCTTTAACGTCGGTGAGCGTGAGGAGACGTTGCCTGGCAACTTTAAGATGGCTGATCCACACGTTATCTTAGACAAGTTGGACGGCTCTATGATCACTCCTGTTATGCTGGATAAGATCGAATGGCATACTAAGATGGGCGCTACTGATGTGGCTAAACAGGTTGAAGAGTTTGTTGCTCTTAATCCTCATTATAACGAGTTTGCTCGTATTTGGTGTAATCAAGGCGTTACTCTTATCTTTGAATGGTGTTCGCGTAAGCAACAGATCGTTCTTGATTATCCAGAAGACCAACTTGTCTTGACTGGTATTAGGTTCATAAAGACTGGCGCATACTTTACATATGAAGGTCTGGTTAGCGCAACTGAACATTGGGATATTCCTGTTGTTGAGAATTTTGGAACTGTGTTTGGATTAGAGTCCTTCATGGAAGTTGCTCGTGAGCAAAAAGACTTTGAAGGCTATGTCATTCGGTTTGACAATGGGCAAATGCTTAAGATCAAGACTGAGTGGTATGTTCAAATCCATAAGGCTAAGGAAAAGATTCTTCAAGATCGTCACGTTGTTGCCATGATCCTCGATAACACTTTGGATGATGTCAAAGGTTTCTTGTCAAAAGAAGATTTGGATTCTTTGAATGTGTTTGAGACTAAAATCGTTGAGGCTATGGAAAACTTAGCCAGAACTGCGGTTCAGTTTGTTGCGGAACGTAAGAAACTTAATTGGACCAAGAAAGACTTTGCGATCAAAGCGACGATAACGCATTCAATGGACAAAGCCTTGATCTTTGCCATTTGGGATGATAACACCATGTATAACACTCGCAAGGCTATCGAGCAAATAGTTCGGAAGAACATTAACAGCAACAGTAATTATGCTAAGTTGCAAGAACAGTGGTTTGTTGGGATGTATCGGTAATGTCTATTTTAGTATTGTTGGTAGGGCTTCCCGCTTCTGGAAAGTCTTATTATGTGAAAGAGTTTATTACTCGCCTTTACGGTGATTATCGGTTGCATTCGTCTGATGCGATCCTGGAAGAGATTGCCAAGGATGCTGGCAAAACTTATGATGAGGTCTTTAACGACAGCATTAAGATTGCTGATAAACTTTTCTGGCAAGAACTTCAGAAAGCGATTGATCTTAATGAAAAGATCGTTGTTGATCGGACCAATCTCACTGTAAAGAGCCGTAAGCGTATCATTGATATGGCAAAGGCAAAAGACTACTTCATTTCTGCTGAGGTCTTTGAAACGCATTTCTACGATAACGCAAAGTGGAAAGAGTTCCTTACTGCTCGTGAAGGCAAGACGATTCCTTCGCATGTTATTGGTTCAATGATGTTTAGTTATGAAACTCCATCCTATGAAGAGGGTATTGACTCTTTTATGTTTCATGACAAATACGAAGATTTTGCTTGACTTATTAAACCAGACGTGGTATGGTAAGATATAAATAGAGATTGAAACTGTTGATACAGGATCAAAGTTGGCGTAGACACGGGTGCGAATCCCGTCGCCTCCACCATAAGCACATCAGGGTAAAACCAATCTCTTTCCCGAGATTATCCCCATATAGAGGACCCGCAAGGAATAAAGAATAAGGATGGTGTGTTTATGATGGGGGCGAATAGTTTCGATACGCAATGGCGACGAAGAGTAGGTTTCCGGTAAGATACGACCGACAATTAGTTCAAAAAACGTAAATGCTATTACTGCATCTAACGACAACGTTCCTTATTCCGCGATGAAAATCGCTGCTTAAGCAATAAGTCTGCGGTCAGGTGGGAACCGTATCAAATAATCCCACCACCTATTTTCACAAGAGGCATTAATGAGTTGCTCTGAAACAAATCCAGAACTATGGGAACGCTTTTTAACGGTATTCAAAAATATTTTTAAATATGATTTCCAAAGTCAGTTTCCTGTAACTGAAGCCGAATGTCAAGAGTTTATAGATGATGTCCGAGAGACGTGTCGATAACCTTTTTAGATGAACACACTACCAAAGGAAACAGGAGTCGCTTCCTACCCAACTAACAGGGGATACGGTGATTGTGTTTGAATGCGGTCGCTCCGTATTGTGCTGCACAATCGGGTGTTAGTGGTGTGTTCTTCTAAACAGGTGTTGACTTATTATTTCTGATATGCTATGGTAAGTTATAAGTTAGCGAAAAGGAAAGATTATGCCCTCTGTATTTTTGACATCTGATACACACTTCGGTCATGCTGGAGTGTGTCGCTTTCTTACCAACACTGGTGAGAAGTTGCGCCCATGGGACAATCCAGATGATATGGACGAAGATATGGTGAAGCGGTGGAATGAAACCGTGAAGCCAAACGATAAGGTCTATCATCTTGGTGATGTTGTGATCAACCGCAAGGCTCTGGCTATTATGCATCGCCTTAACGGTGATAAGGTGCTGATCAAGGGCAACCATGACATCTTTAAGTTGGATGATTATACGCAACACTTCCGTGAGATTCGTGCATACCAGGTTATGGACGGTATGATTCTAAGTCATATCCCTATCCATGAAGCAAGTCTTGGAAGATTTGGCACGAACATCCACGGACATCTGCATAGCAATCGTGTGATGAAGGCCAACGGCTTTGACAAGAAAACTGGTCAAGTGCTGTATGGAAATCAGATCGATCCAAGATACATTAGCGTTTGTGTAGAAGCCACAGACTTTCGTCCTATTTTATTTGAAGAAGTGAGGCAACGTATCATCGACCAAGGTGGAACTGTCGGATTTAAGAACGGAAACGGTCCCACTATGTAAGGGTTCTGCCTCGAGTCCAATCAGGTCCGGGGCAGTCTTTTACTACTTTGTTGATATAGCCATTAGTCCACCAAATGGCACCAATGCGTTTTGTTCCAATAAGTTGTTTAGTAGATTCGGATAACTTTTGACCTGTTTTACTTTTGCTACCTTTGGCATTTTGATTGCCTGTGGCACGAATCGATCTCGCTTTACACATATCTTCTGTATATACAGTATTTTTTGCAAGTTGATTTCCTAACAAACGAATAGACGACTGATGTCTATGTTTAATCGATGGAATCCACCCGGACACACCATCTCCTCCATCAGTTTTGTTATACAATATTCCAGAACTTAAATCTTTTCGTCCATACCAACGGATATATCTACGCTCTAATGCACATGCACCAATATCTGATAAGTTCGTTTCTAAGAATATGATCTTTGATTTGTCTTTGGGAACAGACACATTATGTTGTGGTGAATATGCTCTGTTGCCTTTTCCTTTACCAATATAGTAAGGCGTTCCATCAGATTTTCTGACATAGGCATAGACGTAATAAATAAACATTGCTGATACTCCTTGAAAGTGTTAGAGTCTGTGGATATTGACGTATCGTGACAGACACTTCTATTTATATTTTTCAGGAAACTACTAAATAATGATTGCCATTCGCTCGGTATCATAGTATATTGAGTGAGTAAGCCGATGCGCTGAGGCTTAGAAGCGCCGTGAAACGTAGAGAACGGAATGCACGAAAGACATTCGCTGGATTGCGTAACCAGCACTTATAAATAGTATCTTAACCAGATCGTAAAACGCGGTCTTTATTGAAAACACCCTACACACTTTTGTACGGTGGTTCTTCGCTCCCTATCCTATCAGTTTAGAGAAGAGAATGTTCGAAGACAAATAAAGGAAGAATAATGACGAATGGATTCAAGCAATCTAAAACCCTTCAAGACATCTTTGTTGGTATTGCAATATCTCTCGCACTAACACTGACTGTCCAACAAGTGTTCCATAGACCATCGGAACCAATAGTTATTGAAAGACAAGTTATCGTTAAAGTCCCAGTCTACCTAAGTGTGCAAGATAAGAAGCAGATCAAGTGTCTTGCTGATAATGCATACTTTGAGGCTGGTAATCAAACAACAAGAGGAAAGATTGCCGTCACTAATGTCGTAATGAATAGGACAAGTGACGATAGTTTTCCAAGTACTCCATGTGGAGTTGTCAAACAAAAGAAGCAAGGTCGTTGCCAGTTCTCATGGGTCTGTGAGAAGAAAAAGGTAGTTGACGTTGATGTTTACACAGAAAGCAAACGAGTTGCCGAACAAGTTTATATCCAAAACATTGGAGATGTAACTGCTGGAGCAACGTTCTACCATGCCAATTGGATGAAAACTTATCCTTTTTGGTCAAAGGTATTTAAGCAAACGGTAAAAATAGAAGATCATATATTTTATTCAGAATCATAAAGAACATTTATTTGATGTGATGTGTTGTCTGTAGTTTCCTGGATTAAAACCTTTGCCACATTTAGCACACACATTTTTATTTTGTTTTTGAAAATCACTTATGGCTTTCTTATGAAAATCTGTTCTCGGCGGTATTGTCTGTAGTTTTCTTTTATCTTTTATTTTGTTCTTTGTTTCTTGTGACATAGGTCTTCGTGCTGATGGATTTGGCACTCCTGTTTTAGTTTTTTTCATTTTCTCAATAACATCTTTAGGCCTTGGTTTTCCTAAACGAGATTCTTTGAGTTTTTGTTTTGTTTTTTCAGAACAAGGATGACCTTTCAACCCCGTCTTTCCTTTATTCCAAGGTGTTCTTCCGGCAGCAGTTTCTCCACCGTCTGTCATATTTCTTAATATTCCAGTGTTATTATCTTTTCTTCCATACCAACGAATATATCTTCTTTCTAACGCAAGAGCGCCAAGTTCTGAAAGATTTCTTTCCATTATTATGATTCGTTCTTTTTCAGAAGGAAGATTTACTCTATGCTCGTTTGAATATGCTCTTTTGTTTTTACCTTTACCGATATAATAAGGCGTGTTATCTTTTCTAAGATAAGCATACACATAATAGACATAAATACTCATTGCTGATACTCCTTGCAAGTGTTAGAGTAGATGGAGTTCTGGGGAGTCCTCGCGATCTACATTCTATTTATAAAAACTTGAAACCAACACCACATCTTTTATAGAGAAGGCTAATACATCATGGAAGAAATCGTACTAGAAAAGGCTCTATCGAGTGAAAAGTTTACAGCCGATATTGAAAATCTGATTGCACAACATAAACTTAACTATGTTGATGCGGTCATTCATTATTGCAACATCAACAACATTGAAGTCGAAAGCGCAGCCACAATAATCAAGCAAAATCTTAAGATGAAGGCTCAACTAGAGTCTGAGTATGAGAGTCTTAACTATTTGCCAAAGCGGGCTAAACTGAACTTCGGATGAGAGTTGCTATGACTCCCTTTGAGACTTACAAGACATTCGTTGCTCTTAAGGCACACTTTGAGACCAATTATGATTATATTAAAAATAATGGTAATACAAAAAATATCACACAAGATGTCTTTAAACAGAGAAGAGATGCCAACTTCTTTTACAAAATAGCCAGACATAAAGACTCGAAAAACTTTATGCTGGCTAACTTTGTTGGCAATTCTATTTCTTATGCTGGTGATCTAGCAACTGATAAAGCGGATGTTGTATATTCAGACTGGCTTAAGCGGCAGCAGGCTATTACATATATCTTTACTGAAGACTGCAATAAACTATTGACAAACTTCAATGAAAACTTTATAGTAAAGAGTGGGCAGAGACCACATGCATTGAAGTTATACTTACAGAAACAGATCAGTATTGAAACACTGATCATTTTGAATGACATATGCAAGTTCTTTCCACATTGGAACAAGACAATCACTGAAACGATTATCTGGCCATCAATATATAAGAAGTGCATTAAATATAAACCGTTCTTTCGTTATGACACTGCAAAGTGTAAACAGATCATGAGAGACATATTTACAGGTGATGAATGACTGATTACTTTCAATACAATGTAGGACTGCCATCCAACCCTTTCATGGATGCTCCTGCTCCTTTGTTCTCTGATAAAGAGACAGCGGATAAGATGGCTCGTGCAAAGCAAATCAATGACGACACTTTCTGGGCTTCTATGCGTGAAGTCTTTGCTAAAGACCTGGAAACGCTTCCTATGGAACGCTTCAAGGTCTGGGCTTCCACTATGACTGTTCCTATCATGAGTCGCAATCGGTTAACTGCTTATATGAAGATTGCTTTGGATGCTCTTGAACTTAAGGCAGTCGATGGACCCACTCGTACTGAGATTGCATTAACCGAACCCATGATTGGTATAACTGAAAAAGATTATCCAATCTATGCAGTCTTTGATGACTTCAAGACAACCATGAATCGTATCCAAGCATTCGCACATCTTAAAATCAATCGTATCTCTGCTGCTGACCTTGAGCGTATGGACACAATCGTTGAACTTGGCGGTGGTGTTGGTGATATGGCTGATGTTGTCTACAAGTTGGGATTCAAGGGTAAGTATATCATCTATGACTTCCCTGAACTTGGTAAGATTCAAAAGTGGTATCACGATGAACTTGGGTTGACAAACGTGGTACATACTGATAATATTAATGATCTGGTAGACGCTGATCTATGCATCGCTACTTGGTCATTGACCGAAATGCCTATGGATTTGAGAGATCAGATTGTAGACAAGATCGGGAATACGAAGAATTGGCTCATTGCCTATTCTAATGAAATCTTCGGATTTGATAACGATAAATACATCCGTGAGAACTTGCTTCCACGGTTCAAAGTCGGCTATGATACAGAGTTTACCGATGTACCATATATGGCTTGGGATGGTGGCACCAAGTATGTCACGATCAAACAAAACACATAATCATACACTTAACATAAACATACAAGGAAATAAAAATGTCATTTGCAGACCTAAAGCGTACTTCTTCCAGCAACTTTGAAAAGTTGAACCAAGAACTTTCAAAGATGAACACAAAGTCATACAATGATGACGACAAGGATAAGTACTGGTACCCAGACACCGACAAGGTTGGTAACGGCTATGCTGTTATTCGGTTCTTGCCACCAGCAGAAGGCGAAGATATTCCATTCGTCCGCATCTGGGACCACAGTTTCAAGAATCCAGATACTGGACAGTGGTATATCGAGAAGTCGCTATCGACTCTTGGTAAGGCTGATCCGCTCGGCGAGTATAACTCAAAGTTGTGGAACTCTGGTATTGACTCTGATAAGGAAATCGCTCGCCTTCAGAAGCGCCGTTTGACCTTTGTCTCTAACATCTATATCATCAAGGATGGTGCTAATCCTGAAAACGAAGGAAAGGTCAAACTCTTTAAGTATGGTAAGAAGGTGTTCGACAAGTTGAATGATGCAATGAACCCACAGTTTGATGATGAAAAGCCAATGAACCCATTTGACTTCTGGGCTGGCGCGAACTTCAAGTTGAAGATTCGTCAAGTCGAAGGCTATCGTAACTACGATAAGTCCGAGTTTGATGCAGTTGGTGCATTGTTTGAAGATGACTCTAAGTTGGAAACAATCTGGAAGCAAGAGCAATCTCTACAGGCTCTGATCGATCCTAAGGTCTTCAAGACCTACGAGCAACTTCAGGCTCGTCTCAATCTGGTGTTGGGTAAGACCAAGACTGTGGCTGAGACACGGAATAGTTTTGTCGAAGATGATTATGTAGCACCTGCGCCTGCGGCTAAGGCTGCTCCCGCAAAGGCTATTGCGTCAACTGATGACGATGATGACGACGGGCTAGAGTTCTTCAAGCGACTCGCTGAAGAGGACTAAAACTAGAGGGGAGAGTTTCGGCTCTCCCCTTTTTTTATGCTGTGCCGAAATACATATGATATCCAGAAGAAGGATCATGATATGCTGGAGGCGGAACATTCTTTCCATTGCCTGCCATCATTCTTGGGCTTGATCCAGTTCCCGATTTTCCTGTGGCAGCGGTTTGAGTTGTCTGCTTCTTAACGATAGGCTTTTGTGTCTGAGACAGAGCAACATCATTAGATGCCATCGCTACTTTAGGAGTTTCAGCAGGAGATGGTTTTCCTTTAGGACCGTCATCAACAGCAAGAAGAACTTTGCGTTCTTCTTCAACTCGTTTGGCAACACCCGCTCTAGTCTTATCATCACTACTCTTGAATCTTGTTGAAACAGTGCTGGATTTGTAATCTTGAATAGCATTGATTATTTCTTTATCAGACATAGATTTGGTATCTTTGCCTTTTAATGCTTTTTGTATGACACTTGTGTTCGCGCCATATTGATTGGCTGTACTGAAGATTGCTTCTTGCACACCAGCACCACGACCAGATAAATCTATGCCCGCTTTTTGTAATTTTGCAACTTGTGGATTATAATGAGTCTTAGCAGCATGTGCTTGTTGAGCGGCGCCAAACTCTTTAGTCTTTCCTAGTTCCTTCCACTTAGCATCAAACTCTTTTGACCCAACTTCCATACCAGCAAACTGTTTGGAATATCCACTTTCTTTTAGAAACTTTTGAACATCGCCTGTTTTAGATGACAGTTGGAATTTGCCGTAACTTTTTCCACCAGCATCGCCTTTGCCAGTTGACACAGTTCCTGATTTACCGCCACTCTCAAAGAATGCAGCAACTTTACCAAGACCTTCACCAACACCTTTGCCAATAGCAGTCGCGCCTTCACCAACTTTTTCAGCAGCCTGTTTACCAACAGCAACCGCACCTTCACCAACCTGTTTACCAACAGCAACCGCTTTCTTAGCGCCCTCTTTTACTTTGCCACCAAGGTGTCCAAAAAACTCTTTGATTGAATCAATGATGTTCTGGAACTTTTCAGAAACAACAGCAAATCCATCTTTGATGTTTTGGATCGCAGTCTTTATGCTATTGACTATAGGACCTATAAGATGCATTGCACCTAGTACGGCAAACTTGATGCCCTCTCTGATCGCTTTATCTAAGAAACCTTCTTTACCTTTTTCTTTTTTATCGCCTTCTTCGCCATCTTTGGGAACTTTGTCTGCGTGTTTTTCTTGTGCATTCTCTGTTGCTAAACGATTTGCTTGTAACGATTGGTCTTTTTGAAGATTCATTGAATCTTGTAAAGTTGTATCAATAGATTTGGCGCGACTTAAGATAGATTTGATCAGACCTGTGTTACTGGCTGATGGAGATGATATGCTTTGTTCCGATGATGTGTCAGAAATAGCAGAATACGGAACAGTCTTACCAGCAGGAAGAGGCATAGGAACAGACATTTGAGCACGGATTTGCTCCATTGCTTTAGGAGAAAACCCTGCTGCCTCTAAAACTTCCGGCGATTTATATACTGTAGGTAGTCCCATTTAGGTCTCTTCTATTATTTGTTTTTGTTTGTTTAAGAAGTCAAGAAGCATATCAACATATAGATCACGTTCATAGGGCATGAGATTTTCTAAATCTGTTATTGAATATTTATGATGCTGAACCATTGAGAAAATCACGGTATAATAATTACTAAGACTAGTATGACTCAGCCCAAGGTAAAAAAATCACGGAGCGTATCCAACACAATCTCTCTGTCATTATCAAGTGAGTTTTTATATTTGATCGTGTAGATAAGTTTTGGTGTGTTATCAATGAACTCTTTTACTTTCTCAAAACTTTTGGTATCGATGCTATCGATAAAGGTCTGGAGTTCTTCATCGGTATGTTCATATACAGGATAAACAGTTTCTTCATCATAAATCTCAACAATACATTTCTTAACAAAGAAATTCAAAACATCATCCAATCCATCTTCTAGATCGTCTGCTTCATCAAATACTGATGCTGTTGGATGCTTCATAATCATACCAATACCATTACCAAGTTGAATATTGTTATCGATGGCTTTTGGGCGAGTAACTTGGACTTCTTCTAGATCGATCTTAAATGTATATTCTTTTTCATCTTCTCTATCTTTGTATTTGACTTCAATGATATTGTTGACCGACCGTGATCTTAGTTTTAAGAAGATGAATTCGATGTCCGTCATGGTAAGACTGTCAATATCCAAATCTTCTGAGATACAACAGTTATTGATTATCTGTTTAATAGACTTGAGAATATCTCTATTGCTATCCGATTGTTGGGCCATCAATAGAATCTTTTCCTCTTTGACAAGGAAAGGCCTAAACTCATAAGTCTTGTTGAATGAAGGAATTTCAATTTCAAATATTGGAGATTGGATTTTTGGTAAAGCCATGATTATTTTCCTTTGGTTGCAGTATCGTCCGCAGATGTTTCAATAGTGAGATATGTATATTTGATAGTTGTTGTGAACTTCATCATATCTCCATTACCAGAATCTAAGTTAATAGGATTTGTGGATTCTGGGTATGCATCAAACAGTGTGACTTTGGTTTTTCTGTTGTTGTTGTAATCATACACATATATTTGCATTTGCTTACAGATGTAGTCATCTTTATATGTTAGTTCAAATGGCATATTGCCGCCTGCAGGTGCCATGCCTTTTGACACGTCATAGTTTATGATGTGATTTGTCCATTTATTAAAATAGTCGATCACTTTGGTTTCTCTATCAACAACGAATGTCAATGCTATACTGTCAAACTTGACACCATATGGGCGTTGTTCTCTAACACCATATCCATATCTGAAGATATCCATGTTATTAAAAGACATTCCAGGCAAAACAACATTTTCACATCTCAATGTCAAAAACTCGTTTCTTAAATCAAAATACTGATTTGTCATAGGATCATTGGCAAAAATAAGTGGTCGAGGCATTACTACCAAAAATCTATTTGTTGGTAGAATGCCGTTCTCGTTTATTTCTGTTCTGAAGTTTTGTATATCAAAAGAAGTTTTTTGTGCAATATTAGGATTTGGAACAGATTTTAAATTCTGTATTTCTTGTTGTGTTGATATTGCTTTTTTGTTAATCGGATCATACGGCTTACCCGTTTGAGGATTAAGTCTTTGAGAATCGCTCATGTTATACTTAGAAGCGTCTTCTATTGATCGAGTTGCGAAATCTTTAGAAGCAGCAAGACGCGCTCTGTCCGCCGACAGTTCTTCATCTGATGAAATCAATCCAAATAATGCCATTACCCTCTAACCTTCTTCTTGTCTCTTAGTTGTTCTATTTTTGCTTCTAGAAAGTAGATTTATTATAAATATCATCATACTCTATTTATAAAGGTTACTCCAATGATTCATAAACATCATATTATTCCCAAGCATATGGGCGGCACAGACGACACAGATAATCTTATTGAATTGAGTGTTGAAGAACATGCAGAAGCGCATAGAATGCTTTATGAACAACATGAAAGAAAAGAAGATTATCTCGCTTGGAAAGGATTATCTGGACAAATTGATAAAGAAGAAATATTAAAAGAAATATATGTAAAAAATGGAAAAAAATTAGGTAAAAAAAATATAGGAAGAATTCCTTGGAATAAAGGATTAACAAAATCAGATCCAAGAATTAAAGCGAGTGCTGATAAAATGTGTAAACCAAAAACAGAAAAACATAAACAAGCACTGCGTAAACCAAAATCAGATAAAGGTAATATAGGAAAATACGAAAGAACGGATGAAACAAAACAAAAACTGAGAGAAGCGAATGTTTTACGGTTTAATGAAGAAGGTCGCAAAAAACACTCGGAAATAATAAAAAACAATAGAAGAAAATGCAGTTATTGTGATATGGTATCAAATGTATCAAACATAACCAGACACGAAAAGAAATGTCCTAAATCTGTCTGATTTTTTTCTTGCTATCAGCCCAAACCTGTGATGTGGTTGCTTTTTCAAACCTGGCTGTAGGAAGCATCAGGGCAATATCCCATTCAGATGGATACACATACATCATCTTTGATCTAACATGGCTTGTCAGGTAGTGCTTGATGCATGGAGAGAAATATTTCAGAGTTGACACTTTAGATAGCAGTTCATAGTTCAGTTTCAGTTTGGTTGATTCATCATATCTGCTATTGTTTGCATATTCATACAGCCCATCCATCAACTTCGCTCTGAGTTGTGGTGGCAGATAGTGCAGATTCAATCCTAGAAAGCCGCCTGGAATCTTCTTGAATGGAAAGATCAGTGGAAATCTGTCATAGAATGGCAGTGTGTCTTTGTGCTTTGGATCGTAATAGAACATGTACATCTGTCCAGGCAACGGCTCTTTCTGGAGCCTGTCTTTATCAGAGTTCAACAATGATCGTTCGTTGATGCTACTGATCTTGCCAGCAGTTGTACGAAACCAATCACGCGCCTCTTTAGTCCGCGCTGGAATCTGTCCAGAACGAACGCCTTTAGTGATGATTGTATCAAATACATTTGCCATTAACGAGCGATTCCTAGTTCTACTTCAGTTATAATCTCAAACTTCCATTTGCGTTCTTTGCAGTAGTTACTACATGCAGCCCACTTAGCACTATTTATACCCCATGTTTGGACTTCTGTAATATATTTGCGAGTTGCTTTGGTCTGAACTTTAGGCGGTGCACACTGGACTTTAGGCTTAATCTCGACTACAGTAGTCTCAATCAATCCTTCAGGCGTTCTCTTCTTGATCACGAAATCTGGAAAGTATCTGTGAATCTTATTGTCTATTGGAGACTTGTAAGGGATAGCCAACTCTTCACTTGACCACTTGATAACATTTGGATGACCGTCTAGATAACTCATGAACTTGAGTTCCCATCTTGATCTGTAGACAATATTACTCGGATCGCCGAGATACTTCTCAGGATGAAATGGTTTAAACTTTCCTTTGTGTGTTTTGTAAGCCATGGATTATTTATATAAATAAAAGAAACTCTTGTTAAGGCATCAGATGACCGATTTCTTCAAAAAAATTGTAATCAATCCATTAGAAAAAATGGTAAAAAACAATATCAGCGGATACATCAACAAAGCAGAGAATGCTTTGATCGATGCTGTTGGTGATAGTTTGGGCAGACTTGGATTAAGTTCAAATAGCAGAAACAAATATTTAGCGGCTCTTGGCGATTCTATTCTATCTGGTATTGCTAGTGAGTTCTTCGGCGCTTTTAATGGAGAACTCGACAGAATAACAAAAAAAGATATCATTAAAAATACAGGCTTTGCTGCCACTGATTCTATTGGTGATACGCTTTCGCAGCCATCCACAATCAACAATCTTCATTATCCAGCAGACTTGAACAAGTATTACGTATCATTCGCATTCAAAGCATATGAAAGACCAACACCATTTTACCCCGTACAAAAAATAGAAAAAGATTCTATCTCTCTGCCATTGCCAAGAGATTTGATTGAGAGTCATGAAGTTGATTATAACAGTGGCACTACTGGAATGGCGGGGTCTGTTTTCAATGGTGTTCCTTCTGCTGCTGAAGGCTTGAGTGGAAACACAGTTGGCCAAGCAGGCATCGCCGCTGCTGCATATGGTGTAGAGACTGCTGCATCATTACTTGGTAACGATTTCTTAATGTCTCTTCAACAAGCGGCAGGCGCGGTTGCAAACCCAAATATCGCAACTGTGTTCAAGTCTCCTAAAATGCGGTCACATAAGTTCTCATGGACCTTTGCTCCTAATAACGAAAGTGAAAGCAGAACCATTCGAGATATTATCAAAAGATTTAAGCAGAGTGCATTACCAAAAGTATTCTCGGATACAACTGCTGCATTAGCATTTCCTGATATGTGCCAGGTAACATTGCACCCATGGGGAAATGGAAACTGGAATCCAAATACAGGATATGATGATTCTTACATGTATGTCTTTAAGACTTGCGTGATCGAATCTGTGAGTGTCAACTATGCGCCAGAACTGCCAGCATTCTTTGCATCTAAAGGTGCGGGACCGGCACCAGGGTTTATCACATTGTCAATCGCTTTATTAGAGGTCGAATACTTCACTGCAAACGATTATGGTGTGGCTAAACAAGGTGCGGGAGAAGTGGTATTAGGAAATCTGAAGACCACATTGAATACATTAACAGGTTCAACCACAACAGGAACTGGAGCATAAATGTCTAAGTATTTCGATAGATTTCCTGTTGTGATGTATAACGGCAGCCCTGTAAAGAATATCATGGCTCGAATAAAGTTCTCTGAAAATACCATGAATGATGCAACAAGTTTTGTTCCTCATAGAATAGAAGATTCGGTTCATAGAGCAGATCACATTGCAGATGCATATTACGGCGATTCTTATTATGACTGGATTTATCACTTCAGTAATAGAACTGTTGATCCATATCATGATGTGTTCAAAAATTCTATCGCACTGAATGAATACATCAAGGGCAAGTATGGTACATTAGAAAAAGCCAGAGACACTGTTCTTTATTACAGAAACAATTGGGTCGATGAAGAAACTATTACTGTCTATGCATATGAAATGTTATCAGGTCCTTTGAAGAAATATTATACGCCTATTATAGATTATGCAAATCAGATCATAGGGCATTCCAGAAAACAAATCGATTGGATTGCATCTACAAACTATATAAAGCAGTTGACTATTGGCGCTTTTGCATCTAATGCATTTGTTTCAGGCGATAAGATATATCAAGTCTATAATGGAAGCATTGTTGCCAAGGCTGAATTGATTTCATCTGATGTTGACACTGCCACTATCACTGTAAAGCATATTGAAGGCGCATTTATAACTACTGCTACTAATACTCTATACGGTAAATATGGGAGCGTAGGCACATATTCAGTCAATACAGTCACTGATCTTGTTACTTGTATTCCAGCAAATGAGATGAAGTATTGGGCACCTGTAAACGTATATGACTTTGAAATAGAACATAACGAAGATAAAAGAAATATCTTTTTGTTAAGAAACAGCATTAAAGATGGCGTTGACAGACAACTTACACAACTATTGAGATCATAATGACAACAAATTTAAATCCAGGCGAAGTAAATATTAAACGATTTGAGTTGATTCACACCAGTGGTAACAGAATCAATCTTATTCCATATGTAAAGCAAATCGATATTTTCGAAAGTATTATGTCACCTGCAATTTTTGGGACTATGCTCATGGTAGATACCATTGGGTTCAGTGACAATCTATTGCTTGGGTACAGTGATGTAGAAATTGATTTTCTTTCATATACTGGTAAAGGTGACTCGACTCCATCATCATTCAAGTTAAAGATATTATCTATTGCGAATGGCAAGTCAAACGAAGTGGATAAGTTTAAAACTTATACTGTGTCTCTAGCCAGTAAAGAATATATCAAATCTTCAAGTATGAACGTGACACAAAACTTTGTTGATATGTCACATGAACAAATGGTTGCCAACTTGTTTGCACGTTTAAAGAGCGACAAGAAGATTACTATTGAAGGAACAAAGAATGTTGACTTTGTGCCTATTTCCAAGTTGAACATATTTAAAGCGATTGATAAGGTAAGAAGAAGATCGGTATCAAAAAAAGGCAAGGCATCTCCATATTGTTTTTATGAAAATAGGCTTGGATACAACTTTCTGACTGTTGAGCAGATCATTGCTGAAGGAAAGAAACATCCATCAGTTGTTTCTGGTGATAGAAACTTTTTCTCTAATAGCGCGAATAAAAGAAACTTCTCTGATTCAGATTGGAGACAAGTTCTTGCTGTTGAACACGTCAAGATGGAAAATCTAATGGACACCGTTGGACGTGGTGGTTTAACTAACTCTACATGGTCATTCAATATCAACACAGGGCAATATGAAGAAGTCAAGTTTGATGCTCTTAAGGGTAGTGAGACCAGCACTTTGAATTCTGAGGCAACACACATCCAAAAAGTTATGGCAGACGATCTAGCAAACGATAAAGATTCTGCATCTGTCAATATGCTGGTGCCAGTTTCAAATGATAGTGATTATGATCGTATTACCAAGAACAGTTATCTAAGAGATTATGTGATGAAAATGTTAAGCAACATGATAAATATCCATATTCATGGTGATTCTGTTTTGGTTGCTGGGTCTGTAATAAATGTTGAATTTCCAAAAGTCGATGGCTTGACGAAGGCGAGCAAGAACCGACTTCTTTCGGGAAGTTATGTCATCACAAAACTCAGACACATTATCCATCCTTCAGGAAAACCAAAGTACTCACAATCTTGTGAAATCGTAAGAACTGGATTTTTGGAAAGTTAATCATGACAACACAAAATATGGGCGAAGAAGGATTCACTTGGTTTGTTGGTATCGTGGAAGATATCGTAGATCCACTAAAAAATGGAAGAGTTCGCGTTAGAATCTTAAACGAGCATTTCAATAAAATTGAGACTGCTGATCTTCCGTGGGCAATCGTGATGATGCCTATCACATCAGCGGCGTTTGATGGTGTTGGAATTTCACCCACTGGCGTTTTCAAAGGATCATACGTTGTTGGGTTTTATCTCGATGGTAAAGAGAAAGCCAAACCATTAATCATGGGAACGTTCAATCTTTCTGCAAGAGGTGGCAACGAAAAGAATAATGACGTGTCCAAGATTGCTAGAGGGCTAGCGCCAGTCCAAAAAGATTACTTAGACTATGAGCCGCAAACAAACTATAAAGCAGTCTACCCCTTCAACAAGACAATGACAACTGTTGCTGGGCATGTAATCGAAGTTGATGATACACCTAAGTCTGAAAGAATTCATGTATATCATACAAGCGGAAGTTACATCGAAATCAATCCAGATGGTACGGTTGTAGCAAAGGCTGTTAAAGACAATATTGATATTACAATCGGAGACAAGAACATTATTGTGGAATCTGGTGATATGTCTATTGTTGCGATAAATGGAAAGATTACTATACAAGCCAAAGGTGATGTTGAAATTAGTTCTGGTGGAACTCTCAGTATTCTTGCACCATTGGTAAATATCAATGGTTAAAAGAATCAAGTTATACGTCCCAAAGCCACTAGAGTTAGAATGTACTCCAGATGGAAACATCGACTATAAGAGTTTGCATGATTATTTTCGTGTATTGGGAACTATTCCTGGACAGTTGAAAGCACAACTAAAAGCCCTAGCATATGAAATGATTGATGAGGCAGTCGCTGATCTTTACAAACTAATCCAAGACATTGAAGACTTGATTAATGAAATCACTGGCTGGCTTCTGACTGATGTGTTCCAACGTATCAAGAACTTCGAACACGAGATGGAATACAAGATCCGCGAGTTCATGAAAGAGATTGATATTTACTTTCAAAAGAAGATTATTGAAGTCATCACAAAACTGTTCAAGCAAGTTGTTGACATTATCAACTTTCCTATTCCATTTCTACCGCCTATTCGTATCTTTGACTTCTTTACAAAGGAGGGTAAGGTAAAGATCAAGGCTATGATCGCTGAGAATATCCACGACATTGTAGAAGCATTGAACAAGATTGATAAACGAATAGCACTGTTCTTTACAGGCAAGTTGACATTGAACATACCAGAATATTCTGCTGAAGAGATTTGGCAAAAACTTATTGCATACATTCAGAAGATCATTAATGACTGGTTGGCTGAAGTGATCGAGTTCATTCGTAATCTTCCTATTATCAAACAGATTCTTGGTGTGCTGAAGTTTCTTCAAGACCCTACCAAGGCTATTCAAGAGGCTATGGACAAAATATGGGATGATGTGCTACAGGCTATAGCAGATGCCAAGAAAGCCGCTATGGAAGCCATAGATGAACTGATCGATTCGATTCTAAACTTCCCTGTACCGATCTTCGGAACGCTCGGAGAAATGCTTGGTATTGATATCAAGGCTGAGGCTCGCAAGTTCAAGGTTCATATGAAAGAACTGTTACTTGCTCGTATCCATGATCTGTGGAATCAGTTGATGGAACGTATTCGCAAGTTCTTTGCTTATGGATGGTTAGAAGAACTTTACAATCTGTTAATGAAACTGGTGCAAAAGATTCTAGACAAGTTCCCAATACTTAAAGACATTATCGCTGCATTGAAGTTGATCATTGACATTCTTACAGGTAATGTAAAGGTCTGCGAGGTCATAAAGATAATATTACCCGTGATCTTTGATCTGTTTGGTTTGGTATATAAACTTATTCCTAGTGATGTGTTTGAAGTTATCTATACAGATTATGGCTATGAGCCAGCAACTAAATAACAGTTAAAAGAGAGAATAGATGGCTATCGAAAGAGTAGATAAAAATACATCTGCAAATCGTCCAAAAGAAATCTACAGCGATTTCTTGACGAACTTTAATGCACACCCAAATACTGGTGCGTTGCTTAAGCGTTCGGATGAAGATTCTGTTAAACGTGCCATGAGAAATCTATTGCTCACTGATATTGGTGAAAGAATGTTTCAGCCAAATCTCGGTTCAAATGTTAATAAATATTTGTTTGAAGATGCAACAGAAGTTACCAAGAATAATCTTCAAGAGTCTATCACAAACACTCTTAAGAACTATGAGCCTCGTGCGAACATTCTTGATGTGGTTGTCAGACTAAGCGATGATCAATATTCCTATATGGTTGATATCTATTTTACTATCATAAATAATCCAACAGTAGTTGTCTTCAACGTCCAATTAGATAGAGTACGATAAATGGCAAATTCTAGCATTAGTCTGACCTCGTTGGACTTTGATAGTTACAAGAGTTCACTTAAGACATATCTTAAGCAGCAAGACAGATTCAAAGACTATGACTTTGAGGCTAGTAACATGAGTGTGTTGCTGGATGTATTGTCGTATAACACCTATCTAAATGCTTTCTATATGAACATGGTCGGCAACGAAATGTTTCTTGATAGCGCACAGTTGCGCGACAGTGTGGTATCACATGCCAAAGAACTTAACTATGTTCCATTCTCGTTCAAGTCCGCTGAAGCACAACTTGCATTGACAATCACTTCTGCTGATCCAACCAAGAAGAACATTACGATACCTAGAGGCACAATCTTTAGCACAAGAGTTGGTTCTAACAACTTCACGTTTACAACAGATGAAAGCGTTGTTACAACAAGTTCTAGTAATGTATTTACCACATCACTCCGTGTTTATGAGGGTGATACTCTTACCGACACCTATTCTGTCAACTACACAAATCCAACCAACTATGTTATCAATAATAAACTTGTTGACATTTCTAGTGTCAAAGTAACTGTTATTGAAAACAACGGCGCTAATCTGTATTCATATGCCAGAGCAACTTCGTTGTTTAATATTGAAGCAACATCGAAGGTATTCTTTGTTCAACCATATATTAATGATACTTATGAAATCATCTTTGGTGATGGTATTGTTGGCGCAAAGCCTAAGAATAACTCAGTTGTTATCGTAGAATATCGTGTCTGTAACGGCGAACTTCCAAATGGTGCAAGAGTATTCAGAGCGGCGCAACTGATTGACGGTGAAGCAAATGTGTCTATTGTCACAACGTCTTCGGCTTCTGGTGGCGCAGTTTCAGAATCTATCGAGTCGATCAAGTACAATGCACCAAGAGCATTCACAACTCAAGAACGTGCTATTACCTCTGAGGACTATGAGAATCTGTTGCGGCTTAACTACCCAGAAATCAATGCTGTTGCTGCATACGGCGGTGAAGACGCAACTCCTCCACAATATGGTCGTATTTTTGTTACAGTTGACCTTAAGGATGTTGATGGGCTTCCACAATCGAAAGAACTTGAATACAAAAGATTCCTGAAATCAAGAGCATCAGTTGCTATGGAACCAATCTTTATCTCTCCTGATTACATCTATCTTCAGATTGTGTCTAATATCAAATACAACATTAACAAGACTGGATTGAATCCTGAAGATATTAGACTTCTTGCTGTATCAAGTATGCTTACCTATGCAACAACATACCTAAACAACTTCAATAAAACGCTTCGGTATTCAGCATTCGTTAAAGCAATTGATGCGATTGAGGCTAGTATTGTGAGTAATGAAACAGATGTGTTCTTGATCAAGTATGTAACACCAACATTGAATGTTGCTCAAAAGATTTATGCAGACTTCAAGACACCATTGATTCAATCAGTTCCATTATTATCAGATGAGCATCCTATTGTTGACGTTCATGCAATCTCATCAACTCCATTTACATATAATGGACAGGTAAATTGTATCTTAGAAGACAATGGTGATGGTATTGTTAGAGTTGTCGCGCCTGTTGGTTCTAATCACAAGAAACTTGCCGATGTAGGAACAGTTAACTATGACACAGGCGTTGTTAGCATCAACAACTTCAATATCTCAAACTTCTTTGGCACTTCAATGAAAATCTATGCTACACCAAGAACCAAAGATATCTCGTCGTCTAAAAATGTCATACTAAATATTCTTGAACCAGATATCAATATTGCCATCGAACAGATCAGAGAATAATGAGAAACATAGAAAAACTAATTTCTCCGCTAGTTGCCAGCCAATTCCCAGCATTCTATCAAGAAGAGGGAGATCAATTCATTGCGTTCGTTAAAGCGTATTATGAATGGATGGAACAGTCTGGTAATGTACTGAATCAAGTTCGCAGTCTTGGTGATTATAGAGATATTGATACGACTCCTGATGAGTTCATTGTTTATTTTAAAGAGAAATATCTAAAAAACATTCAGTTTGATACGGCTAGTAATAAAACTTTGCTGGTAAAGAACTCTCTTGACTTGTATAGATCAAAGGGAACAGAACGTTCTATCGATCTATTCTTCAAACTTGTCTACGGTACAAATGCAGATGTTCGCTATCCTGCTGAAAATATCTTTAGATTATCAGATGGCATCTATGAACTCCCACTTTACTTAGAAGTTTCGTATTCAAAATACAATATCGACTACGTTGGCAAGCAAGTTATTGGCGCGTTAACTGGTGCAACAGGATTTGTTGAAAGATATATTCGTAGAAGAACAGATCGTGGCTATGTAAATCTTCTTTACATTACGAATATTAATGGAGCATTCCGTAACGGAGAAGTTATCGGTCTTAACATAAACAACACACCAGTCTTTGATTCGACAAAACGCGCAAAAATGATTGGCTCTGTTAATAGAGTAGAAATCATTGACAAGGGCGTGGAGTTTGCTGTTGGTGATATCGTTTCATTTAGCGGATCAGAGCGCGGCAATGGTGGTTTGGCTAGAGTATCTAGCGTTGGTTCTGCTACAGGCATCATCGATTTCATTTTCGTTGATGGTGGTTATGGTTATACGCTTGATGCAGAATCTCTTATCTCTGAGAAGGTTGTGTCTCTGTCTAATGTTGTGGCTGGTGCAAACAGTTATCAATATTTCAGGCTGTTTGAACAAATGGTCGAGCCTATCATCAACGTCGCATTCACAAGCGCAACAGCAAATCTTGCTGTAGGTGATACTATCTATCGTTACAACAGCGGAACACAAGTTGCGGCGGGCAAGATTCTCGATCTAGATCAGACCACAGCAAATGGCACGATTACCATTTCACATGTTAATGGCTCATTCACTAATACAGCAACATATTACACCACAGGAAATGCTATATCCTTCTATGCGAACACAATAGAAGATAGAACTATTGGTGGTAAAGTCATGGGTATTCCTGAGATATACAATATCTCTATTTCTAATCCGAGCGAAACCTTGACTGTTGGTGCTAATGTCTACCAAAAGAATACAGCAACAGGTGTTATCTATGCTCGTGGAACAATCACTGATGTTGTAGACAATACCAATATTACTGTTGTAAATGCTCGTGGTGCATTTAAGAATAGTGTAACCAGTACAGACTTAATGTATGTTGAGGGAAGTAACTCTGAAATATATGCAAATGTTGGGCTGATCGATCTTACCGTTGGTCTTTACAATATTAGAAAATATGTTAATACCGTTAAATATTCTACGGCTAACAACAACAAAATATTGGATACTCCATACATCTATCAATATAATAGCAGTGGAAATGTTTCAGCAAAAGGTGTTGTGCTGACATCTTCATTTACTTCTAACACAGGTAATGTCACTTTTATTCCAGTGTCTGGGTATTTCTTGAGTACAAAGAAAGTCTACACGCAAGGTAATACTGCTGAGGCTTATGTTGTTTCTTATGCAACTTCCAACTCTGGTGGAGATTATATTTCTTCTGCTAATGCAAGAATGATAACACAAACAACAAACACCTCTTCTATTCCATACAGTATTGGTTATGGTTCTGGTGCAAGTTTTAAAGTTTCAACTATTGGTGATACAGAAGTTATCTTTATTGGTACTGATCTTATCGGCGCAAATAATGTTGGAACACTTGATTATGATAGAAAGATTTTAACAGTTGGGGCTAATACAGGATTTGCTATTGGTGATCCTGTTTATCAAACTGTAAATAAAATAGCGTTTAATAGCAATACCTCTGTTAATGCTACAACTGGATTTATTACGATTCCTAGCGCAAACTCAAAGTTTACTGTTGGGGACAACATTAAATATGAAGTTGCGGCTGGTAATACCGCATTAAACATGATGGTTTCGAATAACTATTATCATGTTAGATTTGCCAATACCACGGGATTGATACTTTCCAATCCATATCGCAAGACAGATTATCTCAACATAACAAACTACCCAGCAACAAACATGCCGGTGTCTCCTTATACGGAACTTTCTCCTGGATTTGCGAATGGTGCTGTTTCAGAAACAGGTCATTATCTGTATAAGCAAATCTATGGCACTGTCTTTGAAACAGATTCAACACATGTGAAAATTCAAGATCGTGTTAACTATTTTTCAGTCACTGGAGGCACGACATCCACAACAACATCAGCCAACAGCAATCTGATCAAGTACGGCGCGACAACAACAAACACGGCTATCTCGGCTGTTGGTGTTTATCCAACAATCGTTCAAGCCAATCAAGCATATGCGTCTCTGTCTATTCGTGCTCCTGCTTACGGATTTCCAAAAAATCCACAAGGTGATCTGGCTGATATCATCTACAGTTGCTTGACATTCGGTCGCTTTGAGATTGGTGTTATTGGAGCATTGAAGGGTATTGACCCTGGATCAGAATATAACGTTGATCCATATGTTCTTGCTTACCAGCCATACATCTCTGCGTTTGATCGTAATGACTTCTTGATTACGATTGATACTCCAACCAGCACATTCGTTGTTGGCGAAAAGATCAATCAAGTTCAAGCAAATCTAATCTTCTATGATCTACAGGTTCCAAGCGGCGTGTATTCAAATGTGTATAGCGAAGTAACACGCTCAATCGATTCACAGATGGATGTCAATGGAACAACAGAGTTTATTCTAATTCCATCAAACACTGTTACAATCAACTCTGGAACAGATGTTTCTAGTGCGGCTGACACTATCTCTATTGCTGGCAACCCATATGCTGCTAATGATTACATTCGTTATTATACAGCAACTGGAAATACTGTTATTAGTGGTCTTGCTAACAATACATTATACTATGTTTCATTTGCAAACACAAGTACAATTGCCCTTTCTTCTACATTAGGAGGCGCAAATCTTAATATTACTGCTGCTGTTACTGGTGAATCTGGGCACTTCCTTAAGAACTATGCAAATCCATATGCCAATAATGATAGAGTTATTTACAGCACATTAGCAAGTAACACAGTTATCGGCGGTCTTGCAAACAATACACCTTATTATGTTGTGTATGCAAATGCGGTCGGTATGGCTTTGGCTTCAACAGTTGGTGGCGCTAATATCAACATCACTGCAAATAGCACAGGCGGCGAGCAACAGTATTTTGCTACCATTCCTGGATATCTGCCAAATGATAAGGTGTATCAAGGATCATCAAATGCAACTGTCCAGTCTGTCTATATCACAAGCGGCAATCAGTTCGTTAGAGTGTCTGGCAATACTGGACCATTAGCCACAAACCAAATCCTGTATTCATATTCTAATCCATATGTCAACTCTACAGTTTCGGCAGTGACATTTGTGTCGTTGACTTCTACGGCTAAAGGCATCATCAAAGCAGGAAGCAACACTTCTGTTCTCAAAGTTAAGCGTCTTTCTTTTGAAAATACATTTAAAGAAGGCGTGAATGTAATCGGTGATGTTTCTGGTGCCACTGCAAATGTTATGGGGATTGCTCCAGACTTCAACGAACTTTATCCTATTGGGTTGAATGCTGATATTCAGGCTAACGTTGTGACTGCTAATGGTCAAGTAACATCGCTTCAAGTTGTCGATTCTGGCTTCGGTTACGTCAACTCTGAAATCATTCAATTCAACTCTGCTGATCTTACTCGCTCTGGTTCGATCAAGGTTATTCTTGATGGGCACGGTAAAGGTAAAGGATACTACAAGAGTTCTAAGGGCTTCATCTCAGAAGATATGTACATTCATGATGGTGATTACTATCAAGAGTATTCTTATGAGATTCTCTCTAAGATGTCGTTTGACAAATATGCTGATATGTTCAAGAAGGTCATGCACGTTGCTGGTACGAAGTTCTTTGGTTCGGCTCAAGTTGAAGAAGAAGGCAACCTTCCGCTTTCAGTGATCGAGTTTGCTAATGGTCCTGAAGTTGCATTTGATGCACATGATGATGTGGACTCTGCTTCTGATCGAATCAAGATGAACATTGAGAAGAGTTATAGAGCATTCGATCCATTAGCAAATGTCAATCAAGAAATCGAGTTTATTACGATTACGGCTAATCCATTCTCTAACAATGATCTAGTTCTTTATTATACAGACAGCGGTAACACAGTTTTACAGGGGCTATCAAACAACTCTCTGTATTATGTTGTTCAAGCCAATTCAACTGGTGTTAAGTTATCAGTAACTCGTGGTGGAACTCCAGTTGATGCAAATAATGCTTCATCTGTTTCTGAAAGAGGGCATTGGTTGAGAAGTTATGTGAATCCATTTGCAAATGGTGATTATGTTTATTACACCACGGCAACAGGCAACACAGCCGTTACTGGACTTGCAAATGGCGCACATTATTTTGTGACAAACACAAATCCATTATCATTACAACTGTCTTCAAGTGCCACTGGATTGCCTATTATAAATATAACTGCATCAGGAAGTTCGCAAGTTGGGCACTTCTTATCTAAGACTATTGAGGAAAATAATTAATGGCTGTAACTCAAAACTTTGTTACATCAAACTTTAATGTACATAGCGCAAAACAGTTTGTTGAATCTTTTTCGGAAGCAAACGGGTCTCAATATTTTGTCTATGCTGGTAAGCATACTCCATATGTAAACAGTGATGCGGCAATCACAACACCAGATAATAGTGTACAGAAGACTCACTTTGACGCATATAATGATATGTTGTTTGCCAAAAGAGTTACTTCTGGCGATGTGGTCCATGTTATTCCAAAACATACTTGGGTAGCAAACACGGTTTATTCAGAATATTCTCACTTAGATGGCGCTTTATTAGATAAGTCTTTCTATGTAATGGTCGATGATACATATGAATACAACGTTTATAAATGTTTATTCAATAACAACGGTGCAAACTCAACCGTTGCTCCTTCTCGTGTTGGCAGTGCTGCTGACTTAAAGCCAATGGTAACTGGTGATGATTATACTTGGAAGTATATGTACACTATTACCAAGACCAATTACGATAAGTTTTCAACGTCTAACTATATTCCAGTTACAGCGAATACAGATGTTATTGCTGGCGCAACACCTGGTACTATTGAAGTAATCAAGATTCTTGATGGTGGTTCTGGGTACGCAAACTATATTGCTGATGCGACATTTAAGACTGGTGATATTAATATCGGCGGTGTTAATACTATTTATGGCGCTCCTGAAGATTTGCCAGATATTGATGACTATTACCAAGGCTGCGTTCTAAAGATTACATCTGGTCCCGGTATTGATCAATATAGACGTATTGTTAACTACGAAGGCGTAGGCGCACAAAAGAAGTTTATCCTTGATTCTGGTTTCTCTGTGACGCCAGAAGTTGGCAATCACTTTGAAGTGTATCCATACATTTATGTTTGGGGCGACGGTAACGAATCAACTGTTGCTGATGCAAGAGCGATCATTGATCCAGCATCGGCTAATGCGATTTCGTCTGTTGAAATGTTAAGCGTAGGCAAGAACTACCGCTATGCAGTAGGAGTTGCTGGAGCAACACCATCAACCGTTCCCATTACCATCAACAGTATTTACATTCAACTTCCAGAAGTTATTACTCAAGATGTGCATTTCCAGCAAGCATCACTTGAACCAATCCTCTCCCCAAAAGACGGGCATGGTTCTGATCCTTTGAACGAGTTAGGCGCAAGGCGTGTATGTGTCAGTACAAAGTTCAATCAAAGCGAATCTGGCACAATTCCAACTCAGAACGATTTCCGTCAGATTGGTTTGATCAAAGACCCATTGTATACCAATGTTGACTTACTGCTCAAGACGGCTAACACGGTAGGATCTTTCTCTATCGGAGAAACTGTGTATCAATATAAGCACGTCAAACTTGCTGGTAATGTGGTTGTGTCTACAGCCAATAAGGCTCTGGTCAAAGTCGATCAAGGTAAGATTTCCAGCACAATCACTATTCTGAATGCTGGTACTGGATACAACAACACATCAAACAATCAACTTGTAGCCAACAACACAGGCACAGGTGGAACAGGTGCTGCTGCTACATTCTCAAATAACGGAAGCGGTGTGATCACTTCTGTTACTGTAACAAATCAAGGCTCTGGATATCTGTCTGCTCCAGTATTCACTGTGAATCCAACAGCCGCTACTGGTGGTAGTAATGCAGTCTTCACTTCTGTATTAGCAAATCCTCTTGTGACATTCTACAAAGACGCATTTGACGTTGGAGATTATGCTCTGGTCAATAATGGAACAACAAACTATCTGACTAAGGTTGATGGCGTTCCTTATGATTATCAGATCACAACATCAACAAATGGTGCATATTCTTCTACCTCTTCACAACTGTCATCTGTTAAACTTCAAGCATCTGGAACAGTGACTTCGATCAGTGTTGGTCAAATCACTCTCTCTAATGTAAGCGGAACATTTGCCACAGAAAGCAGAGTTATTGGTACTACATCTGGTGCAACTTCTATTATTGATACTGGTGGTATTCAGATCAACGACAAAGCGGCTGGTGCGTTCACTTCGGCTGTACAGTTAACTCGCCTTGTTGGCAACTTTACAACTGGTAGTTCGCCATTTATTGAAGACGAATATATAAGTCAGAACAGTCTTATTTCTTATGCAAAGCCACATGGGCAGTTGCATCATGCAGAGATTGTTGGCGGTATTAATGATGATACTCTTTATATCAGTAATAAGTTTGGTATTTACAATCTTGATCCAGGCGGAGTTAGAACAATCGTAGGGAATACAAGCGGCGCAACGCTTGATACTTTGCTGTCTAAATATCCAGGTGACTTCGTTGTAGGCAGTGGCGAAGTTCTATATTATGAAAACTTAGATGCGATTACAAGAAGTGATAATAAATCAGAGATAATCAAAATCATATTGGAGTTTTAACGTAGATGGCTCTACAAACCGACTTAAACGTATCACCATATTACGACGACTTCGATCCTGCGAAGAGTTATCATCGTATTCTGTTTCAGCCAGGTGTGGCTGTACAGGCGCGTGAGTTAAATCAACTCCAGTCAATCCTTCAAAATCAAATCGAGAAGTTTGGGGATAACATCTTCAAGCGTGGTACGATCATTGAAGGCTGTAATATTGTTCTTCATAACAATCTTCCATATATCAAGATTAAAGATGTTGAAACTGATGGAACTCCTGTAAACATTACTCAGTACAATAACCTATACGTCAAGAATGCTGCTAATGTGAGCGCGTTTATTGTTAAGACTGCGGTTGGTTATGAGTCGCGTTCACCAAATCTTAATACACTTTTTGTTAAATATAATGGTACTGGTATTACAAGCAACGCTTCGTTGTTTGCAGCAGATGATACTTTGACTGTTTTTGATCCATCTTATCCTATCTTCCATATGAGAGTTAATGACGGATCAACAGGATTCTCTAACTCTGATACTATTGCGGTTATTTCGGCTATTGCTGTTCAGAACTCAACAGGCGGATCAGCCTTTGCTGGTGGTGCGTTTAACGTTAATGACGTTATTCAGAATGGTGTTGCTAATGCTACGATCATTGAAGCCAACAATACAGCCAATGCTTCTGCACTCATTCTTAAGATCAAGCCACTTGCTATTGACCTTCAAACGGCTAACACAGTCAAGTGGAGATTTACGGCTGGCGAAACAATCAGAAATGCAACAACTTCTGTAAGCGCGAATGTCGTCTCTACTATCGGTGCTGGTGCGACTGGTTCTTTGACCACAGATTCTCTCGGTAAGATTGTTTCGATTGCTGTAACAAATATGGGTGCCGGATATTACATTCAGCCACATGTCACAACTTCTATTACAAGCAATGGCGCAACAACCACATCTGCAATCACACAACTGAATATCACTGGTCAAAACTATCTGACTAACATCACTGTGGCAAACTCTGCACAGTTGTCAATCGGCTTTGGTTATGGCATGAGCGTCAACGAAGGCACGATCTATCAGAAAGGTTTCTTCTCTAGAGTTGATCCACAGTTAACAATCGTTAACAAATATTCTAATACAGGCTTTACCAAGTCTGTTGGATTCTACACAAGCGAATCAATCATTAACAGCAATCAAGACGCAACTCTGTTAGATAATGCAACTGGCTCATTCAACTATGCGGCTCCTGGCGCTGATCGTTTGAAGTTGTCTCCTGTTCTTACGGTTCTTGATAAGGTTGATGCCGACGCTAATACAGACTTCTTGCCAATCGTAGAATTTGCCGATGGTTCTGCTTATAAGCAAACTAAGCAAACCGTTTACAACGTTCTTGGCGATGAGATGGCTAAGAGAACATATGAAGAGTCTGGCAACTATGTGCTTGACCAATTCAATCTTACCACAAAAGATTCTACCGTATTTACAGAAACTCCATCTGTATTCAAAATCTATATCGATCCAGGTCTAGCATACATCAATGGCTATAGAGTTGAAACTGTTTCTAACTATACGGCCAACATTGCCAAAGGAGTTGATACAGTAAGCAACGTTGAAACTTCTATCAAGGTTGGATATGGAAACTTCATCCGCGTTAAAGAACTTGCTGGCGTGTTTGAATTCAACTATGGCGCACAAATCGATCTTTATGATACAGCAAAAGGCTTCTTGACATCAACGCCAACTGGCTCAATCGCGCCAACTGGAAATAAGATTGGTGTTGCAAGAATTCGTTCGTTAGTTCATGACAGCGGTGAGCCAGGCGCGCCAGGTGCTGTTTATAGAATGTATCTGTTCGATATCGTAATGTCAACTGGTAAGAACTTTGCAGACGTTCGTTCAGTGTATTACTCAGGAAGCACAAAGGGTATTGCTGATATTCTTCTAAATGCTGGTGGACTAACAACAGTTCTTAATGACAGTGCTGATAGCAGTCTTTTGTTTAAGACAGTAAATGCCACTAAGTATGCAAATAACATTACCTATACTTACAGAACAATGAACCAAACAGAACAGGCTAACACCACAGGTTATATTGATCTAAATGTTGGTGCTGGTGAATACTTCCCATATAACGCTGGTGGTGTTTTGAATGACACACAAGAGCGTGATATTATTGTAATACCAAGATCAGATTATCAAGCACAAGCAAATGCTGCTGGTAACGTTTCAACATCTTCTGCTAGTGCAACAGTTACGGGTATTATTGGGACAAATTTTGTTGCTTCGTTTAAGACAGGCGACTATATCAAGATTGCAAACTCTACAGCATCTGTAGTAAAACAAGTTTGGCAAGTAATCAATGCTACAAGCATGAACATGTATTCAAGTGTAGGCACAACTTTTGCTTATGCTAACGTTGTTCTTTACTTCCCTAATAATGTTCCTATCTCATTTGGTAGAAGAAGCGAAAGGACAGTTACAGTAGCGGCTAATGGACAACAGTTGACTATCAATCTGGCTAATAATATTGCCAACTCTATCGGTAGCCCTTCTTCAGCCAACGTCACTGTTCTTTATAACGTTACAGCCAACAACACATCAACTGGCGCAAAAGTATCACACAGAGACATCTACACCAGAATTCGTGCTGCTAATAATGCTGCCACAACAACTGGTCCATGGGTATTGGGTGTTGCTGATGCATTCCGCTTGAAAAAAGTGTATCAAGCAAATGGCGCTTCTGTTGCCAAGACATTCAATGCAAACACTGGTGTCGTAGCAAGTTTTGTTTCTATTCCAAACAATCCATTTGCTAACGGTGATTCTTTGGTCTATACAACTGGAACAGACGGAACAATCTTAACGGGTTTGGCTAACAATACAACCTATTATGCGGTTCTTGCCAACTCATCAGGATCAAAGTTTGCTTCCACTCGTAATGGATCGGCGTTGTCTATTACCGCATCATCTATCAGTGAGACACATACATTCACAGGTGCACCACTTTACTTTGCCGCTGATACATACGGTGTTGCTGATATCACTAACGACTTCTATATTGATAACAATCAAACAGAAGATTATTTGGATATCTCTTATCTGTACAAGAAGCCAAAGAGACTTGCCACTTCTGTAAACGATGTTTATCTGATTAAGTACGATGCATTTACTTCAGGTACTGGTGTAAAGACTGTAAGTTCTTATAATGTAAATGATGCTGCTAATCTAGCCACATTGTCCACTGGTTCTGAAATCCACACAATGGAAATCCCAGAAGCAACAGGCATCAGTGGCAAGTATTACGACTTGAGAGATCAGTTTGACTTCCGTCCAGTATCTTCAAATACCATTCCGCTTACCTCAGAACTGAGCAATACGTCTATTGTTAACCCAACAGAACCATCAGATGCAAATCGTTTTAGTGCTGTTGAACAAAAGTTCCCATTGCCAAACTCCGATTTGACCGCAAACATTAGTTATTATGTTGGGCGTAATGATCGTGTTGTTCTTGATAAGAATGGTAGATTTACAACACTCAAGGGTGTTCCCGGTGCATTGAATGCATTCCCAGACGAACCAAGAGACAGCATCACTATTCAATATCTAACTATTCCTCCATATCCATCTCTTCCTGCTTCACTTTCAGCAGAGATGGTAGATATTGTTGATACTCGTGTTGCTAATGAGAAGTATGGCAGAAGAAAAAGCAACTTTAGAGTTACAACTCCTCTGGATAAAAATCAACAGGCTCGTATTCAAATCAAGAACTATCAGATGAATGATATCGCTTCTCTTGAAAAGCGTATTAAAGATTTGGAATATTATGTTTCGTTTACTCTAGTTGAAGCAATCACAAATGCCAAGTTCATTCCTAGTTCTGCTAGCAATGCTATTGACCGCTTCAAGTTTGGTTTCTTTGTTGATCCATTTACTGATTTAAGTTTTGCTGATACAAACAGCCCAGAGTTTAAAGCCACTGTGACTGATAATACACTAGGCACTCAGAAGTTTGAACATATTTTCCAACTTGTGCCAGATTCTGGTACATCAGAATCTATCCTGACTATGCCTTATGTTGAATACAATCTTATCTCTCAGAATGATGCTACAGATGGTATTATTGAAATTGTGGGACCAACGACAGCTAACACAACTGCTAATACGACATCTAACACAACTGCTAATACAACAGTCGCTAATACAGATATTACGGTTCCAGTTATATCACAAACAACAGCCGAAGTTACAGAGCAACAAAAGACATTTGCAAATGTTCCTGAAGACGGTTCTGTTTATGAAGACTTCTTCTATGTGTTTAGTTCATTGTCTGGTCCAGCCGAACTCTATGCAATCTATCGCGATAACTATATGGCGTTTGAGATTTCACAAGGAACAGCGGCTAGCGGTCCATATACAACTACGATCACTTCAGCATCTGCTCAAGCGATTGGACAAGCCGCTTATGCATCAAAGGGCATCACAGGGCTTAATGCACAATACAGCGGTGGTGTTGCAGAAAGTATCGATATCTTGAATATAAAGAGCGTCTATGCGGCTGGCATTCCTTACATTGAAGATAGTCAAAAGATTCTTTGGACACATGATCCAAGTCTTGGAATATATGTGCGTGTTCGAGTTTACAAGGGCGGTCGCCATGGTAAATCACAAGGCAAGGCTGGTTCTTATGGATTTAAGATGTTCTATCCATCTGATACAGTAACAACAAGAACGGTAACAACAACAACACCAACTAACTTCCAATATTTGGGAACAGTGTTTGATGTCAATCCAAAAACATTCACTCTGATAACAACATTTGCCAATTTCGATCTTTATTCAAATAATGCAGATGTTTATGTTGCGGATGCTCAAAGATTTGTGATTTCTGTAACAGGTCTTAAGCCATCTACATACCATCAGTTTATTTTTGATAATGTTGATAAGACTGGCAAATGTGTTCAAAAGGTAACGTCTGGTACAAACTCAGGAACAGGTCTGTTGTCAGATGCTTACGGAACGTTGACGTTTGATTTCTATTATGATGCTGGTATCACAGAAGCAACGAGCGATCTAATGCAACAGAACAAACTTGCTGCGGCGATTGCTGGACCAAAATCGTTCACTATTCAAAGTTATGGCGATGGAAACTCTAAGGCTGCTGGTAGTATTGAAATGAAATATTACTCTGGTCTTACGGATGCTCTTACTGGATCATATGACACGCTTAATGTAACTCAAACAACCACTGTTGGAGATACAAAAGTTAATGATTATAACTATAATACAGGAACACTTCCAGATTATACCACAAATACAAAGACGGACACCAATGTTCAGACAGTTGATTTTGTTGGCGCTGGTAATATTTACGGGGATAGACAAGACTTTAGACTCAATAATAAGTAATCCAACAGCATAAATAATATTTAAAACAAGAGGAATGAATGTCCGCATTTTTTGACTATATCCAAACGTTCTATGTAAATCCTGATGCAGTCAATAATGCAGAAGAGATTATGATTACGTCTGTTGAACTCTATTTTAAGGGCAAGCCTTCTCTTGCTTCCAACATTAGCAACCTTGCTGGTCCAAGTATTTCTGCTTGGATTTGTGAGGTCACTAATGATCAGCCAAGCCCAGAAAGAGTTATGAATAACTCGATCACGACTGTTCCTTATGATAGAATCAATACATCAACGAATGCAATGACCGCAACAACTGTTTCGTTCAAGGCTCCAGTTATTGTCAAGACTGGTAAATCATATGGCATCGTTGTTAAATATGATGATCCAGCATTTGAGATTTGGTACAATAAACAGAATGATGCCCTTGTAGCAACAACTGGTAAAACCATAACAGCATCACAGGGTTCTCAAGGCAGATTCATTGGTATGATGTATAAGGCTACAAGTGCAACAGATAAGACTGCTTACACAGACAGAGATTTAAAGTTTAAAGTTAATATTGCCAAGTTTACCGTCAATAACACAAACTTTTCTTTTGTAAACAAAAACTACGAGTTCTTTTCTATTGAAAGCACAAGCGGTTCATTCTTAGGTGGCGAGACTGTATATCAAGATGTTGCAAACGCAACTGGCACAGTTACGGTATCAAGTTCGAGTTCGACTGTTACAGGTTCTGGAACAACATTCACAAATCATGCGGCAGGACAATATATTCTTGTGGCTAATGCGACATTCAAAACTCTTGTACAGATTGCTGGTATTACAAACACAACAAGCATGACACTTGTTACAGTTCCATCATTCTCTGGAACTGGTTTCAACTATAAAGTTCCACCAATCGGTAAAGTTGATTATACAGATTATACAAACAGTTCAAATACGAAACTATTTCTCGTAGATTCAAATGCTGCTAATGCAACTTTTAAGTTTGTTACAGGCACAAGATTGATCGGTGAACGATCTGGTGCTAGTGCAAACCTCAAGTCTATGTGGGCATATTCGGCTGATAACGTAACTCCTAAGTTGCACCTCAAGACTTCTTCACAATCAAGTTATACCATTTCTTATAAGACTGTTAATGAAACGTACAACTTGGTTGATACAACAAGTAGTCTATTAAACCTTTACAACAATGAAGCGCAAACAAACTGGGATGCCTATATTCTTTCGAGATCACAAGAAGTTGATACTGGACTCGGCTTGACGCTTTATGGCACAAATAGAAAATCAATGGTTGTGAATGTTGCTATCTCAACAACAACAACTGGAACAACAAGTTTCTCTGTTCCTTATATCAACGCAGATGAACTTGACATCTTTGTGTATCAAAATAAAGTGTCAACAACCACAAAAGATGGCACAGGATTTGATACTGAAACGGCTAAGAATGGTCTTTCAGAAAGCAAATATATCTCTAAGAAGATCACGTTTGCTGAAAACAAGTTTGCCGAAGATACGCTTGTCTATCTAACTGGATATCGTCCAGCAGGAACTTCCATTCAGGTTTATGCTAAGATTCACAACTCTTCTGATAAAGAATCGTTTGATGATAAGTCTTGGACGCCATTAGAAATTATGAATAATCTTGAAAAATATAGTGCAGACGAAAAAGATTATATTGAATATACTTATGGGCTTCCACAATATCCTGAAACTCTTACTGTTTTACCAGGAACTTTCACTGTTCAAAATCCAGCAAATGCTGTTATTCTCACTTCGGCAGATCAATCTGGTACTGTTGGTACTGGTGATCTTGTAAGAGTTTATGATCCATTATTGCCGAATAACCATGAAGTGTTTATTGCGTTAAGTTCGAATAGCACTTCTATCACTGTCAATAAGAAAATCACAAATATCAACATCATCGGCAACATGGCTGTTGATAAGTTAAGATATAAAACCATTGCATGGAACAATATTGCTAATGCAAATGTGGCTAGATATGTCAGCACTTCACTTGTTGAATATGATACCTACAACTCTATGCAGTTAAAGATTGTTCTTTTGGCTGATAAGACATATGTAACACCAAAAGTTGGTCAGATTCAAGTGATCGGAGTTTCTGCATAATGCTTGTGGAAACTAATGTTCCTGGTTTTAAAAAAAATATCGACACTGGAGTAATCATAAATACATCTGATGAAGGCTACAAACGTATATTAGCGATGCGAGCGGAAGCCAAAAAGAATGCCGAGTTGCAACAGAAAATGCAATCATTAGAGAATGAGATAACCGAGATTAAAAATCTGCTAGTTCAATTAATAGACGGAAACCGAAATGTCAAGACAAGTATCTAATGTCGATATCATTACAGACAGTTTTGAAATTTGGTTGCTAGAAACCAATGAACTTCTTAATGCGTTGTCTACAGAAATCCTTACTGCAAATGTAACCTATGCTAATACAGGAAACTCTACTGTTAGCAGAACGGCTCAACTGTGGGGTCAGTTTGGTGCAAATAATCTAGTTGTAAGCAACTGGCTCAAGGGCGGTAACGTCAACGGTCAATATGCTAATCTGATGATCAGCACGAATACGATGGTCTCTAATAACAATGCTGCTAATCTTAACTCAATGGTTATTAACAGTTCATCATTCAGTTATATGACACCTATTGGTGGATATTTCGGTAATACTTCTGCTAATAGTCTTATTAACTCAATTTCTATTATAACCCAATCTGGATTACAAGTCAATACAAATATTAGCCCTATTTTAATCCAGATCGCAAACACTACATCAACTGCCAACGTAACGCCAACAAGTTTCAAAACTGGTATCTTCACAGGTAATACGATAGCAATGTCAGTAGGCGCAAATGTTATTGCGAATGCGACAACATATTTTGTAAATGGTGCATATTCATATTCGTTAACAGATGCAACACAATTCACAACCTATTCAGCCAACGCCACATCTAATGGTCAAGTTATCATTAATGTGCAAAGCAATAGCACAGGTTCTATTGAAATTGGAGGAACTGTTGGCGGTCTTATTGACTTTAAGGCTCCACTTGCTGATGATTACGATTACAGATTCTTATCAAATACTAGTGGACTCTTTATCATTGGTGGTTCTTCGACAAGCACTGCCAATATTATCTATATTAATTCTGCGAATCTTAATGTTGATAGTGGCACATTGTTTGTCGATCAAATTAATAACAGAGTAGGCGTTGGAACAACTACCCCAATACAAGCATTTGACGTTGTGGGAAATGCAGTGCTTTCTGGACAAAGCACTGCTGATCAGTATTTCAGAATTGGTGAAGCACGGTCTGGAAATGGTAACAGTTACATTGACCTTCAGGGCGATGCGACATACACAGGTGGATTGAGACTCATTCGCGCTGATACTGGCGCAAATGCCAACAGTTCAATGATCCATCGCGGTACTGGTGCTCTCACTATTCAATCCACTGAAGCCGCTCCTATCGTAGTGCTAACCACATCACTTGAACGTGTTCGTGTTTTGGCAACTGGCGAAGTCGGTATTGGTACAGCAACTCCAACAAACAAGTTGTCTGTTGCTGGTAACTTAGGATTACAAACTTCTGGTTATATCGCTTTCTCTGCAACTGTTGCTAGTGCTACAAACTATTCATTATTTGGAAGCACAACTACAACAACGCTCAATGGTCCATCTGCGGGAACGATTACTTTTAATATTAATGATGCCGAAAAGATGCGCCTTGACACAAACGGTAATCTTGGAATAGGCACAACTACTCCAACAAGAAGACTTTCTGTAACTGCGAATACCAATGGTAATGAAGGATTGATCGTTACCAACTCGAACACTGGTGCTTCAGCACAGACAACCATTTCAATGAACGCTCAAGGATGGACAGGGCTTCAACTTGTTCAAAATCAAGCAACAGGGCTTGTGACGCTTTATAATGGCGATAACACCTCGATGGTGCTTTCAACGAATGCGCTAGAGCGTATGCGTATTGATGCTGGTGGCAATACAGGCATCGGTAACACCACACCCGATGCTAAGTTAGCAGTTACTGGTACAGCAAACGTTTCTGGTGCTTCTCGTTTTGCAAACACATTTGCGGTTATCGGTACATCTTCTTTTGCAAACACAATAACAATTCAAAATGAAAATGTTATTGATGTGTCATCGAACGCAAATATAGGCACATTTATTGGTCTTATTCCTATCTATAGTTTCCCTAAAGCAACTTATTCTTCTGGTAAATTTACTGTTCAAGTTAAAAATACAGGCAATACACAGATCGCAGATATGCTTATTGCACATGATAATACCACTGCTTATGTGACAGTATTTGGTACAGTGGCATCTCCTAATGCCGCAAACGGAAGTGTGTCTCCTCTTGGAAATTTTGTTGCTAACGTAAACGGTTCAAATATTGATCTTCTAATTAATCAAACAATAGCAAGTTCGGCTGTTAAAATTATAGCAAATCTAATAAAGTAAGAGAAACATGGCAAACAATAGATTTAAAGTTGATAATGGTCTTGTTACTGGTCCTACTGGTAATAGTGAATTTTACACAATAGCAACTTTTTATGCGAATACGGCTGTTGCTTCTGGCGCAGAGTTGCAACTTCCTAGCGGGGCGGGGCTAAGAGCGAGCGGCTCTCTAGGCACTCCTGGATATTCTCTTGTCACTGATGGGACTTCTATCTCTTGGGCACCAAATGCTGGATATACAGGCTCTCGTGGATATACAGGCTCTCTTGGATATTCAGGATCACAAGGTGTTGGGTACACTGGATCATCTGGAGCATCTGCTTCACAAGGTTATACAGGTTCACAGGGACCACAAGGTATTCAGGGCATTCAAGGTAGCCAAGGCAATCAAGGTATTCAAGGTCTCACTGGCTCGACTGGTCCTGCGGGTGCTGGCTTAACGGGATCAACTGGAGGCACAGGATTAACTGGTTCTAAAGGTGATACTGGATTAACAGGATTAACTGGCTCTCAAGGTATTCAAGGGCTTGTAGGATCAACTGGCTCTATAGGATTAACTGGTTCTACAGGATTAACTGGTTCAACTGGCTCGGGTTTAACTGGCTCTTCTGGTGCTGCTGCAACAATTTCTGTCAATAGTACAACGACAACCGATCCTGCTGTTACTCCTGCCGCTAGTGTTACCAATGGAGGCACGTCGAGCGCGGCTTCTCTTAATTTCAGTATACCCAGAGGATACACTGGTTCTAAAGGTGATACTGGATTACAAGGTTTAACTGGCTCTTCTGGTGCTGCTGCAACAATTTCTGTCAATAGTACAACGACAACTGATCCTGCTGTTACTCCTGCTGCCAGCGTTACCAACGGAGGCACGTCTTCTGCTGTTGTTCTTAATTTCAGTATACCTAGAGGATACACTGGTTCTAAGGGTGATACTGGATTAACAGGATTAACTGGACCTGCTAGTACTGTTGCTGGTCCTGCTGCAACAATTTCTGTCAATAGTACAACGACAACTGATCCTGCTGTTACTCCTGCCGCCAGCGTTACCAACGGAGGCACGTCGAGCGCGGCTTCTCTTAATTTCAGTATACCCAGAGGATACACTGGTTCTAAAGGTGATACTGGCTCTCAAGGTATTCAAGGGCTTGTAGGATCAACTGGCTCTATAGGATTAACTGGTTCTAAAGGTGATACTGGCTCTCAAGGTATTCAAGGGCTTGTAGGATCAACTGGCTCTATAGGATTAACTGGTTCTAAAGGTGATACTGGTTCAACTGGAACTTTCACTTCTGGCGCTGCTGTAACTCTTGGAAACATCACAGGCAATGGTTTTGCAAATATAGCCGGAGAGTTTCAAGCGCCATATATGCTATTCAATAGTACCAATAAGCATCTTATATATGATGGTGGGACTGATATTATCGCTTTCCGAATAAACTCAGGAAGCACTGGCGATGCATATATGAATTTAAAAGCCGTAAGCGGAGAACCAACGCTTGACGGAAGCGGGGGCGCGATAAGACTGTCTTCAGCAGGAACAACCAAATTGAGAGTTGATGCTTCTGGTGCTGCTGTAACTGGAACACTAACTGCGACTGGCGATATCACTGCATATTCATCTTCTGATAGATCACTCAAGAAGAACATTGTCTCTATCGCAAATGCTATCGAAGGCGTTAAGGCAATCAGAGGTATTCGATATGATTGGACAGAAGAATATCTGGCGTCAAAAGGCGGCGTTGATGGTTACTTTGTTAGAGCAAATGATGTCGGTGTTATTGCTCAAGAACTTCAAGAAGTGTTGCCAGAAGCGGTTGGCGAAAGAGAAGATGGAATTCTTGCAGTTAAATATGAACGCATTGTTCCGTTGCTGATTGAAGCAATCAAAGAACAACAAATCCAAATCGATAAACTTACTAAAATGATTGAGGGTTAATTATGACTTACACATATCACTGGGACATAAAGTCTTTTCAAGTTGCACCATCTTCTGATGGTTTAACAGAAGTTATTAAACAAGTTGAGTGGGATTATCATTGTTCAGATGACAATGATTCTTCTTTATATTCTGGTTACACCAATCTTTCTGCACCAAATTCTGCTGAGTTTATTTCTTATGAAGAGTTAACAAAAGATGTTTTGATTTCATGGATAAAGAGCCATGTAAATGAAGATGAATTGAAAGTTGTTGTGCGAGATCAACTAGAACGTGCTAAAGTTCCTGTTGTGGAAACAAGAATACCGAACTTTTAATAGGAAAATAAATGACTTTACAGACATCTGGCGCTATTAGTTTAGGGAACATTCAAACCGAGTTTGGCGGTTCGAATCCTATATCTATGTCTGAGTATGTAAAAGGTGGCAGTTATGTTCCGTCTACAGCCACAAACACTAATATTCCATCAACTACATCAAACATGAGTTTCAGTAAGTTTTATGGTGGTTCTGTTGTTAGTTACTTAGACACACAAACAGTTACAGTTGGCTCTCGTGTTGTTGGCGGTGGTCCAGGCGGCATAAACACTGTATATTCCGGGTTTTCTGGTTTCCTTTCTACAGGTTCTATAACGGATGGAACGAGCAATTTATACAGTGGCGCTAGTATTTTAGAGTTGAACTATAATACAAACACAGGAACAGGGAATTATATCAGTTTCTCTGTAGAAGGATTGGTTAGTAATAGTGGGTGGACAAATATTATCATTGGAGGTGTGTCATTTGCAAGAGCAGACGCAATATATACACTTAGTGGTGGATCAACTCCGCAGTATACCACTTGGAATATCGCAACATCTGCAACAAATCCTTTTGGTGGTGCAGGTTCTGTAGTAACTGTAAACTGGAACTAAGGAACACCAATGTCTATCAAAGCAAATATTGTAATCGATCAAGGTGCCGACTACGAAGTCACTATTGATATCACAGACGACAATGGAGACATTGTAGTTCTAACGGGCTATACTGGTGCTGCACAGATGCGTAAGCACTATACATCAACAACTGCTTATAACTTTGGTGTTAATATCTCACCATTAGTTGGAACTGTTACTCTATCAATGCCAGCAGCAACTTCTGCTAATATTGCATCGGGTAGATATGTTTGGGATTGTGAACTGACAAGTTCTGCTAATGTTGTCACAAGAATCGTTGAAGGCATTGTTACAGTAACACCACAAGTAACGAGGGTATAATGGTTCTTAATGCTAAACTGAGAACAGTAAACAACATCACAGCCAGAGTCAATACGACTAGTGGAATCATTACTCCTGTTCCACCTATTGTAATCAGAAATCAAATCCAAGAACAAATCTTTAACAGCATTCAAGATTTACCAGATGTTGCGGAGATAAGCGTTACGGACGGCGCAACTCTAGTGTACAACGCCAATAACGATCTTTACGAAGTCAAGCAACTTGTGATTGATGGTGGCGAGTTTTAATTCGCTCTAGTAAAGTGATAGTCGCCGTCCATAAATCCACCACAAAACATTCCGCCAACTTTTACAAAGCCAATAGAGATTAAATAATCTGTAATCTCTTGGACTTTTGGTGCGCCAATGTTGTAATCAACTGTTTGCATCTCTAGAATAATGTCTTTACAGTTCTTAAGAACTTCAGTAGCACCTCTTAATATGTCAAGTTCTGCACCTTGAACATCCATCTTAATCAGATCAGGCAGAGGCAATCTTTTGTTTTTAACAACAGTATCTAATGTCATCGCGATCTTTTGAACTTTTGCAGATGGCGGAAACAGTTCTGCTGCCCGTGGGCTTAACTCTACATTTTCATCATAATAAGAGTTGCCACCAGGATGTTCTGTGTTTTGATTAAAGTCTACAACTTTAAAGTTTGTGTCTGATAGAACACCCAATGAATATTTGTGACCATAATCGTCATACAGAAACTTAACAGCATCCATCGCCTCAAATAACACATACTCGGAATCTGGCCAAACTGGTTTTGCAGCATTTGTCCAATGAAGTACACATGCGCCAATGTCATAGATTACTTTTGGATTGATACCGCTTTCTTTCATCTTGAAAAGATAATCTATATGTTGTTTTGGTATCAAATCCATTTTGCCTAGTTCTCTAAGTCTGGTCTGTTCTGGAGTTTCCCCAAAGCATTCCGCTACCGCTTCTTTAAAACCGCTCATATCTGCTATAGGTTTGCCGTTGTAAAGATTTGTGTTTTGCGATTCCACTCGAAACACACGTTCGCCAATATGACCACAAACGATAGAAGTATCAACCCAAATACCATAACCTTTTGCATTTGCTTTTTTACAGAAGTCCAAATCTTCGCTAAATGTGTTAGCAAAATCCAAAGTTTGGTGATAGACAAACTGAGGATAACCAACGCTTGCTAAAACTTCTTTTTTAACAAGGACGCAACCGAAACCGCAACCACCAATCTCAATGAGACCCCCGTGTTCAAGAGATTCAAAAGGAACATTTCGGAAGTTCTTATCATAAATTTCGATAACTTGGGGTTCAAGGCGTTGACGATATATACCACTAACAACGTGCTTATCATGTGAGAGCATCTTCTTTAAAGTATCAGGAGTGAAAATAACATCATGGTCCACTGCGAAAAGATAATCATAACTGTTAACAACCCAACTAGCAATAAGGTTGCGGACTTGATCAACGGCATAGCCATAAAAATATTGGAAATCTACCTCATAGCCATCAGGCACTTCAAGATCATAGATTGACTTAAAGGTTTGCACTTCAATATATTTGGCTGTTGGGATTGCAATCAGAATCTTCTTCTTTGGTCCACTCACTTCATTTTTTCCTATCACTTTATTTGCATTTTTTGTTTGCTCTTCACCATTGACTTTGTAATCGTTCAATGGGTTGGCGTCATTGTAGTTATATAGCACGTCTGGAATACAAACAACTTTGTCTGGATTAGCCAGTTCAAGCATCGTATAGAATACAGCAGTATCACCACCAGCCTTTAGCCAGTTACCATTCTCATCTTTGAACGCAGACGTATCTTCAAGTCGCTTAACCAGACTAGAACTAAATGTTCTGAGGTGAGTGTAAGGCATGTTCCATGCAAATCGGTAATCACGATATGACTTATTCTGTTTTACTTCAGGTGGATATGGTTGAGCAATAAGAGGAATGTTGTCTACAACAGACCAGCAACTTCCGTAAGTAAATTCCGCACCTTCTTGGTATAAATTATTAATCTTGTGGAAGATATTAGGATCGTTTATTAGCCAATCATCACCATCAACAAGCATAATTATAGACTCGCCATAATGCATACTTACGCTTTCTAACATCGTTTCGATTTGGTTACAAACAGCACCTTTATTTTCTTCATTTTTACGAAGAAAGAAATCTATCTCAGTATTATAATACATTTGAATTGCTTTATTAGCAACTTCGTATGTGTTATCTGTTGAACAATCATCGATTACCCAAATGGTATAATGTGAATAATCTTGTGCAGCGATTGACTTGATACATCTCTCGATATATTTCTCAGCATTATAAACCGGAACGATCACATCAATATGCATGGACCGACGATATCTTGGCTCTTGCAACTCTTCTGGATTAGTGAAGCGGCGACCAAATACCTTATGCACATCATGATTGATCTTCGAGACTTTGCGATATTCTGAAACAGGAAGATAATCGCCTAATGCTTTATAGAAGTGCTGCTTCCACTGAAGAGCAACCGTATCCCATGTGCAGATATCCTTGATCTGATTGCAAGCATACATCTTCTGCTGGTGAAGGTACTTGTCGTTATACGCTCGTTCGAGCATATCAACAAACCGCTCTACTTGAAAATCGGTATTAATATTTGGAAACAAACTGTTCGGCACAATCGGATATGGAACCTTGTAACAAGCCATATCAATAGCAGTCTCTTCCAATGCACCGAAGTTGCAAGTGACAAGAGGCGTATTATAAAAAAGAGACTCTAGCGTAGAGATGCCAAATGTTTCAGGAAACGCGGTAGGGTAGACCATATAAGATGCTTTAGCAAGAATCTCTGCGATTTCTTTTTGAGGAATGATTCCAGTGAAGTCGATTTTATCGCCATACTTTGCAACTAACTCGTGGTATTTTTCCTCTAACTCATCTGGTGGTGAATCATCACGAAACTTGTAATATCCACCAATAACCTTAAGTTTCGCATGTGGAACTCGTTCAAGAAATTTTGGCCACACTCTTTCGATAAGAGGAATCATACCCTTTGACACTGATGCATTATAGACAAACAAATCAGGGTCTTTGTCGCGCACATCAACCCAATCAATATGCTTCTTCATTCCGTTGCGTGTCTGGAAGATATACTTCTTCATGGTCTCAAACATACGCTTGCCGCCATGATCACAATTACTAGTATATGAAGTGTGGAAGTCTGACAGAGTAAATACTTTATCAATTCTACCAGCAACCAAGAAAGGCTCAATTAATTGATCGCCATCACAGAAAGTATCGTGCATCCACAGTACTTTGTAATTGGCTTTAAAATTATCAAAGTTTGGAAGATTTACAAACGACTTAAACGATTGTTTAAGTTCTGGAGGAGAGAATACTGCAACTGACCTTGAAGCAATAATAATATCATATTCTAATGTTTTTCCCTCGATATATGATAAAGGTCTGTAAAGAACTCCATCATATTCTCCAGGAACAGAATTATCACTGCTACAGTCATTGTAAACGGTAACATCAAATCCTACTTTGACAAGTTCTTTTGCCATAAGAATAACAGCAGACTCAGAGCCACCAAGCCCACGTTTTTCTAAAGTGCTTCCATCATATGAAAGTCCCAACACATCAACAATCGCAATCTTCATTTCACACTCCAATAAATCATTCTTATAAATAAGTCTACTATAGATTCTGTAGTAAGTCAACTATATAGTTGTCTTCATAAAGATACATATCGACTAGGAGAGCCATATGGCTGCTATTAAAGATGTCAAGTTTAAGAGAACGTCTGTTCCTGGAAAGGTGCCGACGCTTGCCGACATTAGTGTTGGTGAACTTGCAATCAATCTGGTCGATAAGAAACTTTATACAGCAAACACAACAGCAGTTTTTGAACTAGGCGGAAATCTCACAAACTTAAACGTGAGCAACACCGCAACGATCAATACGGCTAGTATCTTCACACTTAGCGCAAATGGCGCAGTTGGTCTTCCTGGACAAGGATTGACTTCTAACGGCACGTCTATCTATTGGTCTAATAATCCAGGTTATACAGGATCACAGGGTGTTATTGGTTATACTGGCTCTTTTGGATTTACAGGATATACAGGATCGTTTGGATACACTGGCTCGCAGGGTGTTATCGGTTATACAGGATCATTCGGCTACACAGGTTCATTCGGCTACACGGGTTCGTTTGGCTATACTGGCTCTAAAGGTGTTGATGGTACGATTGGCGTAGACGGCTACACAGGTTCTCAAGGTGTTATAGGTTACACTGGTTCGAAGGGTGCTGATGGGATTATTGGTTATAATGGTTCAATTGGCTATACTGGTTCTCAAGGTGTTATCGGTTACACAGGTTCCAGAGGAACTGATGGGATAATCGGGTATAATGGTTCTAATGGCTACACAGGTTCTCAGGGCGCGACTGGCTACGTTGGATCACAAGGCATCGGTTACACAGGTTCTGCTGGCATCACGACATCATATGTATTTGATGGTGGTAGCCCAACAGCAGATTATTCATTAGGTCCAGCATTTGATTGCGGAGGAGTTTATTAATGGCTAACATTCAATTCCAACTTAGAAGAGGCACTGCTGCACAGTGGACAGCCGCTAACACAACTCTTGCTGCTGGTGAAATCGGTATTGAAACTGATACACAACTGTTCAAGATCGGCAACGGCTCTACATCATGGAACATTTTGTCATATGGTGGTTTGCGCGGTTATGTTGGTTCTCAGGGAACAACTGGATATACTGGCTCGCAAGGCGCGACAGGCTATACCGGATCGATGGGCTATACTGGCTCAATCGGTTATACAGGGTCTCAAGGCGTAACAGGTTATACTGGATCATTGGGTTATACTGGATCATTGGGTTATACTGGATCATTGGGTTATACTGGATCACTAGGATATACAGGTTCTAAGGGTGATATTGGTTACAGTGGATCATTTGGTTACACCGGATCGCTAGGATATACTGGTTCGTTTGGTTATACTGGCTCGCAAGGTGTTATTGGTTATACAGGTTCTAAGGGTGATGTTG